TACTTCCAGTTCGGCTGGATCGTGAGGCTGTTGCTCTTCAGCTTGCACGCCATGTTGCTCACGTACAGCTTTCCGGTGTTGTAACTGCGTCCTGTGCTGATGATGTACTTCCGGAAGCTGCGGAGCTTCCGATCCAGCGGTGTGCCGGTGTACCACGCAAATCGCATCTTGTACTCCTAGGGGTGCATGCGCCTATTTTTGGGTGAGTGTCCAACAAAATGCAGTTTTCAACTAGTTAGCTGAAGACTTTCCGGCTCTTTTTACAGGTCCAGGACCCCCCGGATCCGGTTTTTGGCCCCGTGCCCAAGCGTAACTGATTTCGGGGACGACGTGTTCGGGCTCCCCAGTCCTCCCGCCAGCGCCAGCTCTCGTACGTAAACGGCAACGGGCAGGCCTGCGAGCCTCGCCCCGTCCCGCAAAACTGCGTGTTCTTTGACGTTTAAGCTTATCAATATTGAAAGTGCGCGCACGGTTTCGGGGTTCGCGGCACGCCCAGGACGTTTCTTCGCGGGGGCTGGAGGTACAACTACGCTCTTTGTGACTGCGCAATTCATGTCCCCACGCGAATCCGCCTCGAAGTGCCCCACCTCATACCCATGTTGGGCCGCGAAGTTGGCCGCGGCTTCGCACCACTCCGAGGGGGCGCAATCCGTCTCAAAGTCTGGAACGTTAGGTCCCTGGCGCAATATGATGCGAAGTCGCTTGTTCTTACCTTGGGTGACTCTCAACATGTACATGATTTGTTAGCCTCCTTGGTCATCTTGTTAACCTGACACTTTACTTCCCGCTATGCTTATACAACGCGTTTTTTCTTTCACCCCCCTCTAACGGGTTGCTTTACTATCTTGGATCCAGTTCCATGCCGTGCTATCGAAGAATCTATTATACATCGGCATGGTAGGATATGAAACTAAAAAAAGCACACCCCGGGTTATATGAAAGTCCAGGTTGGCCCATGAAGTCATATCGGCTGTGGCAGCGGGTTCGCGGTCTCCTGCTCCAAACACTGTGTACAAGGCCTGATAGTTTTTGTATGCTTTTTTGTTGTTTCCGATCGGGCAGTGATCGGTTCTGCTAGACTTTCAAGGGGTGCTTTTAGTAAAGTGCTTTACTTTACATCTGAAAGTGACGTATAATTGCTGTATTGTACATCCTTATATAGGTTTTATGGAGGATTTTTTTTATTTTAATATTATTAAGGTTGTACCGTTCCGCCCCGCGGGGGTGATTTCTACCCCCTGCGTGACGGCGTGTTTTTACTAAATGTCGAAATTCTTCCGAGGATGTACAATATGAGTACAAACTGCACAATTTCCACGAGGGCCCTATTATAAATCGGCGTTTTTGACCCTGTTTTTATCGTGCCAATGATAGAAGCTCCATTTCGCCTCCTAAATGACACCCCTTGTCATTTATGCAGGTTTTTGTATAATCACCATGCAACCGACCAAAAGGAGAAATGCCAAAAGTACCATAGAAACTAAGTAATCAATATTGTGCAGTTCATACTCATATTGTGATCCCGCTTAAAAAAAAAGTCTATTTTCTTCCCCACTTTCCCCAGCTATCGATCCCGCCGAATCCGCCTACACCCTTGTCAAAACATGGCAGGGGGTCCTGTGAGAAGGAGGCTTGACGGGGCCGGTGCACCGTGCTGTAGGCGGGGGCATCGTGGAACAAATCGTCCCAATCGCGGCGCTCCTGCTGGTACTCAACTTCACGTGCTGGCTTGAAATCTTCGGGGACGCCCTTAGCTTCCAACCGCCCTAGGGCAGCCCTTGCTGCGGCCCGCTCCCCCTCGGTAGCGCCCCCATCCACTAATGCCTGGACTTTACGGCGCTTTTCGTAGTAGTTAGACATGTGATAAAAAGCCTCTGTGCGCAATTGCCCCACGGTCGCGCAGCACGATACAAGAATAACATCCCCCAGGAGATCCCCATGGCAAGACCGAAGAAGCCCACCATTGTGCAGGAAGTGGAAGATCTCGCGGAATACGGAGAGCCCGAGGCGGAAGACCTCCGCGGGTTCGACGAAGAGCCCGAGAGCGTACCGCCCATGTACCAGCGCCCTGCCCCCTTCATGGCAGGGGCCCACGATTTGCCTCCAGGGTACCGCCTGCGCATCCAACGGCGTACGGACGTGGGGAGACTCGAAGAGTTGGGCGAGATGCCCGCAGCGGCCACGCCCGACGAGGTAACGGCACGGATCGGAGCCCCTGGCTTCTACATGTTGATGCTGGTCGATGACATCGGCCGACCGTTGGAGAAGACCGTACGGGAATACAACATCGCCAAGGATCACCCCTTCTTCCTGGCGCAACGCCAACACGCACAAGCACCGGGGGTCGCCCCCGGGGCGCCCTACGGCGCGCCTCCAACGGCAGGGGGCATGCCCGACTCTCCCGCCACCATGTTGTTGTTGGAGACTTTGAAGAACGAGCTCGCGGAACTGCGGAAGTCCAACGCCATCACGGAGGCGCGCATGGCGGCGATGCAAAAGCAGGTAGCAGACGAGCGGATGCAATTGGCCGAGGAGCGCGTCAAAGCAGCGCAAGCCACCATCAAGACCACGGTGGACCTCCAGGAAGTGGTGCTGGAGAAGCACACCAAGCAGCAGGAACAGGCACAGCATCAGCTGGTACTGATCATGCAGACACAAGCGGAACTGATGGAGAAGCGTCACGAGATCGCGATGAAGGAAGCCGACGCCAAAGCCAAGCGGGATCGGGACGAAGCCGAAGATCGACGCCGGAGGGATCGGGAAGATGCCAAGGAACGTGTGGCAGCCGCAGAAGCCGCGGCCCTTGCACAGTGGAACCGGGAAGAAGCCGCGCGGGCGCGGGAGTCCGAATTCAACCGCGCGATCTTGGCCGCGTCCAAAAGTGGCGGGGGCATGCAGGACATGGTCCAGTTGGTTCAAGTGATGAACGAGCTCAAGCCCCAGCTTCAAACGTTAGGGGGGCATGAGAAACCCGTGGCAGAAGGTCCGTGGGCACAGCTCGCCACCATTGCGACCGCCCTTGTACCGGCGTGGTTCGAGAATCAGGCCAAGGTCCAGCAGACCGCGATCCAGGCCCAGGTGCAAATGCGCCAGCTTCAAATGCAGCAGGCGATGCAAGAGAATGACGACGAGGAAGAGGAGGACGAGGGGGAAGAGGAAACCGAGACCGACGAACCGCTCGATCCCAAAACCGTGCGCACGACCGCCGAGCCCGCGCCAAAGGCGGAACCTCCGCGTGAGAAGAAGCCCCTCGTCGATCGCATCGCCGAGCGTACGATGAACCTGCCCGAGGAGGTACAGACCGAGGGCCCCGCTTCCGCTCAAGCCCTGATGCAGGCGCTCCTGCCCATCCCTCCGGATCAGTGGCCTGCCACGATCCAAGCCGAAGCCGGGAAGTACCCGCACCTGTTCCCGTACCTCCGCGCCCTGAAGTTGCCCACGGTCCTAGAATCCTTGGGGATCCCCCAAGCCGGCATTGATCAAATCGTGGCCGCGGCGCGCGAGATGCTGCCGGCGTCCATCACCGAGGAGCCCGCATGAACTTCCGCATCCAAGATGTGTTCACCCGAGACTTTTGGGCCGGCGTGTGGAACCGGCAAGAGCTGTCCGAACACGTAGTCAAAGCGTATCTGCTCGACGACGATCCGAACCGGCGCATTGCGTCCTTGGTCTACCACCTCGGACGAAGCACCTCGAAGTACTCGTGGGCGTTGCGCGCCAGCGGAGGCATGATCGAGGCGGCCAAGCGTTGGCAGGTGAAGGCAAACCGAGACGGGGCGCGCTTCGCGTCGGACGCGTTCGCGAACCTCACCGTGGAACAAGCCCTCGCGGGGATCCCTGTGGAGCTCGCGATCCTCGGCATGCCCGTCATCCTGCCCGAAGTACTGGACATCGCGGCCCTGCAGGCACCCATCATGCCCGGGTTTGCAGGACTTGCGCTCGAGCCGCACCTGCACATCCGAATGGAAACCCGGCGGCACAACCGCGATCTGAAGTTTGCCGTGCCCCTCGGGTACCAGCGCGTGAGCTTCACGCGGGAAGATTCGACGCACACCGCCACGGTCGTGGTGGGGGATGCTGTCGTCGATCTGCCCCCCGGGAAGCAGTTGGATGTGGTCTTTCAAGATGGAACTTTTCACGTCGACACTTTCATGGAGGCTACCTTATGAACACGCACCCCTCGCCCCAACCCGCCCTCCCGGGCCATTCCCAGCTGAGCTTCGGGCTCGACGATCTCACCGAGGGCGAGAAGGCCATGCTCGTCTCCACGGGGAAGGTCCCCGGGGAATACGTGGTGATCTTGGCATCGCCGGCACAAATCGGCGTGAAGCTCTCGCCCGACGGACGGCAGTTCCTCACCACATGGGGAGCCATCTACCCCACAGAGCTCTTCCAGGTGAAGATGGGCGGCCTCGTCGATGCGTCAGGACGCCCGACCACCGACATCACGCCGATCTTCGGGTTCGCGCCCTCGATCCGGCTGTACGTGAGGTTTGACGCGCTAGCACCCGATCTCCAACTGGCCTGGGCACGGCGCAAAGATCCGACGCCCGAGGGCGAGCCAACGGAAGAAGCATGAGCATCGGGCATTCTTATGGGAAAGATGGGTACTGCCAGAACTCCGGGTGTGATCATCACCGTGAGGATGCCGACTATGGAATGTGCCCGATCAGCGACGATCCTAAGGTTGACATCGGGGATGCACTCCTCAAGATCGGCGGTCTAGGTTTGTCCTGGTTGGCAGAACAACTAAGAGAGAAGAAGCGATGATCACCGAGCTTGTACATCGTGGCGTGTACCGGATCCGAGGCAGCAAGTACCTCACCCTAGGCGTATGGGACGAGGGGCTTCGGGGATTCATCGGACCGCGATTTGACGAGCTCGGGCAGTGGCGGATGTTGCTCGAGATGGGCGCCCCCAAGATCGAGGGGGACTACCTGCACCCCCTGCCGGACAGTTTGAACATGTCGCTGCGCAAAGAATCCGAACTGTTCCGGTACTTCATGAAGTTACCCGAGGGCCAAGTCCTTCTGGAGGAGTGGCGCGCCTCGTTGCAGGATCTCGGACTTGACTAGACCAGCTGGGCGGTACATCGAAATTCTGCTACGCTCGGGGAATGAATACCCGACCCTACCAAGCTTCGTTCCGCCCTGCCGGAGCTGAACCGGTTCCGCCGGATCAGTGGCAGCCCACGCTGTACCACATCGCCGACTGGCACATGCGGAACGATCGCCGCAAGCTGGATTGGTTGAAGGAGTTCGCGGGAGAGCACGCGCGGAACCCCGAAATGCGCGCGTGGGTGATCCATGAGGTGCTGCGCGATGTACCGTCCATGGATCACAAGGGCCAAGCGGCTGCAATCCTGCGGTGGGTGCAAGACAACGTCAAGTACATCAATGAGCGTGACGAACAACTTCAATCGCCCCTGTACACACTGAAAGTGCGATTCGGAGATTGCCTGCCCGAAGATACGCTGCTACTGACGAGCGAGCACAAGCTAGTGCCCATCGCTCACGTAGAAGCGGGCATGAAGATTTGGGGCAGAGATCGTTGGTCTGAAGTGCAAGCGGTAGTCGAGAAGGGGCCCCTGGAAGTCACGACGCTTCAACTAAACAATGGCATGTCCTTCCAGGCCACCGCGGGCCACAAAGTTTACGTAGATTCCTGCAAGCGTCATGGTCCGCACTGCCGCAGCACCAATAAATGGTGCAAAGATCGAGAATTTGTGCGTTTGAAGGTTTCAGAGCTCGAAGTGGGGGATATCCTGCTGCAGCCGGAAAGCATCGAATACGGGGAGGAAGAGTTCGACGCCAAGAGAGCCAAGGTGGAAGGGTACTACTTGGCAGATGGGTGGCTTAGGTTTGGAGGAAAAGCGTGGGAGTCTAAAGCTTACGGGATTTGCATCGCGGGAAAAGATGGGCATCCCAAGGAGTGGCAGAAAGCCATCATTGAAGAGCTGTGCCATGATTTGGGCGTACCCACGCTGATGCACGATCGATGGATCGAGATCAAATCACCTACGTGGGCGAAAGAGCTCATGGAGTGTGGCCATGGCGCGGCCAACAAGCAGGTGAGATCTCTCGGGTGGAACCGCGAGGCCGCGCAAGCACTCTTAAGTGGGCTGCTTGCGGACGCGGGGAAAAATACCAACGGCGGAGTGACATACTCCACCACATCCAAGAAGTTAGCACTACAATTCAGAATACTGCAGCGCATGCAGGGCGCGGCGTGCAGCGAGCGCTGTTTGCTTGAGCACGGGGGCTTAGGGCAAAATCCGATCTATCGGGTAATTCCAAGGGTGGAGCGCACTGATGGTAAACAGTCGAAGCGGTGCGCGATCAAAGCCATCGTAAGAGACGGAACAACGGTTCCTTGCTACGACATTCAAACCGACGATCACTATGTGTACCTACCCGAGGCCGACGTTGTAGTTTCAAACTGCGACGATCTAAGTATCCTGATCTACACCATGGCCGCATCGATCGGCCTGCCGGTGAAGTTCGTTCTCGGCGGATTCGATCGCAAAACCAAGCGCGCTACCACGTGGACGGATGACGGCGGACACGTGCCGCGCTCCATGGAAGCGAATCACATCTTCTGTGCGATGGGGTGGCCAGTGGGCAGGCCAACCACGTGGCGGGTGGCCGAGGGATCCATGAAGCTGCCTCTTGGGAAAGCCGCTCCGGTTTACGGAGACGCGTCCGACGAAAGCACCGGATGGAAGATTCCTTGGAACGATATCATCTTGGGCGTGGCGCAAGGCGTGATCACGGGCCTCATTCTACAGTTTGCATTGTCGCGTCGGGAAGAGCACACTAGACGGAAGCGCTGATCCAGGAGCGACCATGTTACCGCACACCATCGAATACGTCGAGAAAGCGTACCGGCAGAGCAATTTGTGGAGTGATCGCCAAGAATGGAAGTATCACACCCAGGGGTTACGCGCGGCCCAAGCGCGAGACCCGAAGCTCGCGGAAGCGCTCAAGATCAGCGCACAGCTCATGAAGACGCGCATGGACATCCAAGATCCGAACCGTGCGACCGATGCCAACCGGCACTTCATGGAGCGCAAGCAGGATCTCACGATCCAGAAGTTTGAGGCAGCTTTAGACTGCATGAACCGCGGCACGCCCGAGGTGGCGCTGGGTTGGATTTACGCGGCGGGATGCGTCCTCGCCGGACACTTACCACTTCTCCACTGATCAGGGGGCCTACATGTTTGGACGATTCGGAAGCTCGGAGCAAAAAGGGGGGAACCTCGGGTGCTCCTCGGATTACGGGTGCCCAGATCCGTCACCGGCGTACGGCAGTGTGGGATCCTACGGGTTCACCGCGCAGGAACGCCTTACCCAGGCTTTCGTGAGCGGAGGGCAGAAGATCCAAGCGCAGTCACAAGCGCGGGCGCAGTCGCGTAAATGCGTGGCGCCGCAGAAGTCACGCACCGGCTGGGCCCAGTACCAAGCCGGGAGGAAGCGCTTCAACGCCGCAGGGCGAAGCATCCAGACGTTGGCCTACGATAACACGTTCGAGTACTTCCCCGGAGGCATGGCGATCCGCCAGTCGGATTACACCAAAGCGCTGGGGTACTGGACCTCGGGGCGGAAGCAGCTCGCCAAAGCACTGTATGTAGCGCGATCCCCCAAGTACATGCCCGACAACTATGGGCAGCGGGAAGCGGACTACAAGGCATGCGTCGCGGCCAACGCCGCGGCCGGCGTCACCACCGACGTGGTACCCACCGCCCAGGACTATGAAGCTTCCGGTGCACCCAGCGCGCCTACCGCCTTCGTCGATCCGGGCTTCATGACCGGGGATGAAGCCTTTGGCGGGGAAGAGATCGTGGAGAGCGGCGACGGTGTGAGCGCGGAAGAGGGTTTCGAATGGTCCACTGGCAAGATCATCGCCGGACTCGTGGGCCTCGTCGCCCTCATCGGGGGTGCCTCCTACTTCGTCATGCAGGGGGAGAAGAAGGACGAGAAGAAGAAGTCCAACCCTTACGTGAAGCTGAACCGGAAACATAAGGCGAAGCGTCGAGGCAAGCGCAGCAAGCGTAGTGCAGCATGAGCTACGGCTACGTCGACATCACCCCGGCGTCGGCTCCTGCCACCGCATGGCCCGCGGTGACGGGGGTGGTCGCGCGTGGGTACCCGAACCGTGCTCTTGCCACCTTGATCGGGGCGAGGGTGAAAGACGGGGATGGAGCGGTGTACGAAGTGCTCGGGCCCCAGAAGATCCGCTGGTACAAGCCGGAAGAAAACGCACAGCCGGCAACCCGGGGACCTACCTCGAGCCAAGGACAACAAGCTCCTGCGGAAGAAAAGAAGAAAGTCAAGTTTGATGCAGAGCTTGCGACTCAAATCCTGCAGTTCGTCACATCGAACACGCCCGCCGTGATCGGCGCCGTGAAGGACGTGATCGCGTCTACAGAGTCGCTTGCCTCCTTGAAGAAGAAGCTCGCACAACAGCAACAGCTGCTTGCAGGCACCAAGGATCCGGTGAAGCGCGCAGGTATCCAAGCCGTGATCGACACGATCAAGGCCAAGATCCAGATCTACGAACAGCAGGGCGCTGGGCTCAACGAGATCATCGGGGGTTCCGGCTCCTCGACGGGGCTCGAAGAGGAATCGGCCTTCCCCACGTGGCTGCCGTTTGCCGGGCTCGGGCTCGGGATCGGCGTCCTGGCGTTGTGGTACTTCACGCAAAACAAGCAGGCACAGGTGTTCACATGATCGGCAAGTCTCAAACGTTCGGCACACGCGCCGCGTACGGATCCGCGTACGGCGGCTACACGAGCCAAGGGCTGTTCGGCCAAGGTCCTACCTCGCGCGGACGTGCCGGGTTGTGGATCGATGGGAAGTACTTCCACTGTTACCTGGAACCCTCCGTCCAAAAACGTATGACGTGCTGGGACAATGCGATCGCGCGCGCTGAGAAGATGATCAAGAAGGGGTTCAAGAACCCTTGGAAGAAGACCAAGGCGAAGAACTGGAAGAAGTGGGTGGCCGGTGCGAAAGAGCTCCGGAAGAAGACGAAGAAGAAGCTCGAAGAGAAGATCGCGAAAGAGCTCGCCGAATCCGGAGGGAGCGCCATCCCCATCGTGGACGCGGGCAGCATTCCGGAACTTTCTTCCGGCGCAGAACTTCCGCCCATCACGCCCGAGATGGAGCAAGATCTCGTGGATGACGCCTCCGATACCAGCATCAGCTCGGCCCTCGGCGTCACCGAAGAGAATCAAATGTACGTGTACGGGGGGATCGCCCTCGGGATTGCGGCCCTCATCGGCACCGTGCTCTACACCCGGAAACCGGCGACCAAGCCCCAAGGGATGATCACATGATCGGCACGCTCGGCGATGCTTCCGCCTCCACGGACAGCACGAAATTCTGGATCGATACGGCACTCGACGTGTACCAACGCGTGGGCTCCGACACCGCGGCCCTGCGGTACGAAAAAGCCAAAGCGGAGCTCCAGCGTTTGCTCACGGGCAACGGCAGCTTGAAAGAGATCGGCACCGCAAGAGCGGCACTGCTCGCCGCCGAGCGGGATCTCCAATTGGAGGCGGAAGCGCTCCGCAGCCAACGCGAATGGGCTACTCTGGGCAAGTGGACCTTGGTGGCCGGCGTGGGCGTACTGCTCGCGATCTCCGTGTTCATCCTCTCAAAGGCGGGCAAATGATCAGTGCTTGGGGCTACGCCAACGCATCCGAAGCGTCCGAATCCGCTCTCATCAAGGACGGTTGGTTAGAGTTGCGTGGAACGGTGCCCTCGGGGTTCAAAGCCGTGGCGCTGGATTCCAAAGCGGGGCGCGCCATCCTTGGTGAGCTCGGAAGCCTTACTTCGTCCAATTTTGCCAAAGGGGGCATCCTGTTCCGCGGCCGCGGGGGGTACGCCTACTGGTTCAAAAAAGGCCGGGGCGCTCCCTTTACCGACTTTGATCAGCTGTACTTGAAAGCAGGCGCTCACTCGAAGTTGTGGCCTGGAGAGCAAACAGCGCCGTCGGTGGAGCCAAAGCAGCACCTAGGTCCTGCCGTATCCGATTGGGTTCCGATGCCTGAAGTGAACCTTCCGGTTCCAGGAGTGAACAAAGAGGAAGTGAGCTGGTGGGATGCGCCGAAGATCGCCGCCGTTGGCGGAGCGGCCTTCTTGCTACTGACCATCGGCGGTTATGCTCTGATCCAAAGCCGGAGGACTTACTAATGTCGACCACCGCCGTGATTCTCGGAGGCATGGCGATGACCGCGTGGTTGCAGCGCCAGCGCGCGGCCGAAAAGAAGGCCGACGTGGCACTCAAGCAAGACGTGGCCGCTCTCGCGGACGTGTCCTCGCCCCAAGCTCAGGTGGTGGTGGCCGAGGCAGAAGCCCAAGGCGATCCGCGCTCCGCGCAAGAGATCGTGTCCGAAGCGCGCATGAATTTGTGGAAGCTCGGGCGGAAAGCTTACTTGTACTCGGCCTATGCACAATCTTCCGGACGTCTCGCCTACGCTCAAGGGAACTTCCCCCCGGGGGAGCGCTGGCAGCTCGAGGAAGCGCTGTACCACGCCGGCACACAAAAACCGTTCGCCGCACCTCCTTATGGTGCCGCTTCCGACTGGTTGCCGTGGAATCTCATTCCATCGGTGTTGACGGCTCCTGTGAGGATCGCGGAAGACGCGGCGAAAAGCGTCACCATGGGGTGGTTCAACACCCCAAACGGTCCGGTGCAGCTGCCCGTGGCGCAGTACAACCCCGCCGCAACGGATGAGCCCCTGGTTGAGCCGCCGCCTAGGCCGGAAGAAAACGCCTGGGTTTTCCCCGTGGTATTAGGCGGCGGGCTCCTCGCTGCAGGACTTGGAATCGCCTGGCTCTTGAGTCAGCCGAAAGGATCGAAGGCGGTGATCACATGATCGGGCTTTTAGGCGCAGGGCAGACGTACCCCGAGTTCATGTCCGCGTACAACGGCGTACGGGAAGATCTGTACGCGTACGCCGCGGAAGAAGTCGAGAAGGCGAAAACCACGCCCTTGAAGAGCATCAACGCCGAGGTGGTACCGGCGGAAATGGTGGCGTCATCCACCAACGTCCAAGGGGCCAAGCTCAAAGCCGCGTACTGGTTGGCCAAAGCGGCGCGCCTCGCTTCCACCAAAGGCAACAACACCGGAGCGCAGGGCTTGCTGGCCCACGCGGAAACCTTCCTAAAGGAGGGCGAACCTGGCATTGTGTCCAACGTGTGGTACTCCGTCACCAAGTTTAGCGAGTCCACCAAGGACATCAGCGACGTGTTCTACAAGGCGGCCACGCTCACGAACAGCGGCGGCGTGAAGAACGTGACCGAAGTTTTGACTACCTTGTCAGGTACCGGTGCCATCCAGGATCAGGTGGATTCGGACATCCACTGGTACGATTACCTCACCGGCGGCATTGTCCGGAAGCAGTACAAGGGCCTCGTATGGACCGTGGGCATCGTAGGAACCCTGGCGATCTTCACCGTCGTGGGGCTCGCCTACTTCAACCGGCAGAAGCTCGGCAAAGCGGCTGCCGCGGCGTTGATCTGATGGCCGGCGGGGAGCGGCTGCCGAAAGATCCGATCCAGAATTACACGGATGCGCACTGGGGCCTCGCTCCGACCAAGAAGATCACGATCGACGATGATCTGTTGCCGGAACACTTGGTGGAGATCGGCAAACTGCTCTCGATCAAGTTGCTGCGCGGACAGAACATCGAGTTTGGTCCACGGTGCCGTCTCGCCTACACCCCTTCCGCACCCACGCGGTTGTACTGCGTGCTGTCCAAGGTGACGAAGCGCCGCCTGCAACAAACTCCGTGGAACCATGAAGGGGTGAACCTGCGAGACTTGGCCAAGCACATCGGCGGCTACCAAGCCACGCACCGCATGCCCTACCCCAACCTCCAAGTGCTGCCCCTTGGGATCGTGCACAACGCGCTGTACCGAACCGAGAAAGGGAAGTATCTGCCGGACATCCCCTCCGACGGCAGAAGTGCATACATCCACAAACATGGCGATGTGGAAGAAGCACCCTGGGGGGACGGCATCCGTCCCGCTCTCGCCCTCGACGCCTTAGGAAACCTCTGGTTTGCCGGTGGAGATTATCGCGTGCTTCGCGGCGGAATCTCCGGTTAGATCCTAGTCTTTTCTAGAGCTCACTTCATCTACCACTGGTGCAGGATCGCGTAGTGGTACAGGTAGCCGAACGCCAGCGCCCAACTGGCGCGATAGGCGGGGCGCCACAAGGCAGCGATGTTCTCCGTGTTGGTCGGTTTTACCTTCTCCTCCTTCTTTGGGAAGAACAACCGAAAGAGCATGTACAGACCCAGCATGTACCACGCATGTACCGGTTCAAGGCTCACGTCCAAGGGCACTACGAACCATTGCCACAGGTAGAAGGCCGCGATGATCTGCAGCACGACCCCTGCCGGAATGCCGATAAGCAAGGAGGCGGCCGCCGAACAACCCTCGCGCACGCTCACTTCTTTTTTTGCCCCTTCCTCTAAGGTGCTCATTCTTTCTCGGGCTCCACGTCCTTGGCCCGCTCGATCTTTTCTCGGACCGCCTCACGGACGAAGTCCGATTCCTTCATGTCCAGTCGAGCGGCAGCCAACCGTACCGACTTGTGCGCGGCGCGAGAAACACGCGCCGTGATCCGCTTGTTCAATTTTACCGGTTCGCTCATTTTGCCTCCTACTTCCACACCTTAAATCCTAAAGGTCCAAAGGGCAACAGGGCAACCTGTGCTTTTGTCACACAAAAAAAAGCACGAAGCTTGCACGCTTTTGCTTGGTCGTGTGAAATGCACTGGAGAGGTGCTCACATGGCCCGTCCCCTTGGCGCAATCATCGTCAACCCGGCAAAGAAGAATCCCCTGGCTGTGCGCGTCAATTCTGGCGCGAAGAAAAAGCGCAAAACGCGCTCCAAGGCCCGGAAGAATTCCCTGGCCGTTCGTCGCAACAGTTTGGCCGTCAAGGTCAACCGCAAGCGACGCAGCGCGCGCAAGACCAAGTCCAACCGCGCCCGTGCCCGGAAGAACCCTTATGTGAAGTTGAACCGTGCGAAGGGCCGTAGCCGCGCGCGGAAGAATCCATACACCCGCCTGCGCTTCAACCGGAAGAACCCGGTCGACGCAACGATGCAGAAGGCATCGAAGCAGATCGGATCCATTCCGGTCGTCGGAGGCTTCCTCCTCGGCACCGTGAGCTTGGTGATTCCGGCAGCATTGGGCGCCGTGTCCGTGGAGCCGACCATGCGGTTGGCCTCGGTCATCGGTGACAAGTTTCCGCAGCTGCAAACCTCCTGGTTCTACCCGCTCGTCGGGTTGGGCCTCGCGGGCATCATCAAGGCTGGATCGTCCATGGTGGACAGCAAAGATCTCAAGAGTGCTCTCGACAAGTTGGCCGTGGCGGTTGCCGCTGGCGGCGGTGCCGTTGGCTACTACAAGTACCGCACCGGCACCGACGTCTCCGTGAAGACGGAGATGGGGCTTCTGGCCATGGCTTCGGGAGATCTCGAAGAAGATCTGGGGTCCGAATACGGCGACGGGGCGTACAGCCGTGTTGTCCCTTTAGACGGCCGGGCAGGGTAGCGTACGGAGCCGTCCTTTACGGGCGGTGAAACTTCTTTTTTCACACTTCACAGGAGATAGACCATGTCCTTCGGAATGCCCGGGTATCCCAGCGTTCGTCAGACCGCCCGTCAGACGCAAGTTCCAATGGAACTTCCAAAACAACTGATCCGGCTCTATGAGTCCAGTTTTTGGTCCACCCGCGCGTACCCGCAAGGTACCGTGCTGGCCAACCGCAACGATTCCACGTTCAGCGTGAATCAGGGCGGATCGGGTCAGGGCTTCGCGTTCTTGAGCTTCCCCGAGACAAATATGCAGGAGGCCGGTCGTATCCCCTCGGGTTTGAGCTTCGACTGCCGCGGCATCGCGTGCCAGCCGTTGACCTATGCCGGCGCCAACACCCCTGCCGGAACCGTTCAGCCGCTGATCGGTGACGACGCTCGAAACGTGGTTGACAACCTCGGTCTGCAGTGGAAGTTCCAGAACACCCAGCTCGACATTTCGACCGCTAACCTGATCGGTCAGGGCGGTGGGTTGTTCGGCATGACCGCCGACACCGGTGCCGCCGACGGTACCTCCGGTTCGCGCGTGTTCATCAACAACGGCAACGGCCAGATCTGGTTGTACGGAGAAGGCATCGCGATGCCACCGGGCACCAGCGTCAACGTCCAGTTGATCTGGTCGCAGTTTGCCATTGCCGTCATGGGTGGTGCGCAAGGCTACCAGCTCGGCATCAAGATTTTCATGGTTGGCAAGGTCCAAGCGGCCCTTCCGATCGCATAAGCCACGCCCTCTTCCGTACTCCAGGAGCTCACAATGTCCAAACGGCTGGCTCCCGCGTTGCGGGAGGGCGTTCCTTGGCCCTCGCCCGAAAACGGGGAGGGACCTCTTCTCGATCCGTTCCGCCTCGGCCAATCGGCGGGTGCGCCCGAGATCTACTACAAGCAGACGTTTGTAGGCGAGTCCCAACCCTGGTTGGAATACTCGACGCAGAACAACATCGGATTCATGAACCGGCAGTATGTGGCGTCGCTTTCGGGCGGAGCTATCAACGTGCCGGTACCGGTCGCCGTCAACGTGGACGTGCCCATCGTGATCTACGAGCTCGTCGGCGCTGCCGTCATGCTCAACAACACCGCCATGGTGATCAATCCGCTGGATGCGTTCCTCGTGCAGTTTGTCCGCCCCGCGGGCGACTTTCTCACCAATGCGCCGGCTCTGGGCTCTGCCGTTGTGGGTACCGCAGGGTTCCCGATGAAGGTAGGCTTGAGCGGTTGGACGCTGAACCAAAGCGGCACTATGAACGTGATCATCACGCCTCGGGTTGCTGGAATCCGCGTCGATATCGTCGTCAAGGCCGTGTGCATCCAGGGCGGCGTCAACTTCGGCTGATCCCTTCTGCCGAGGTTTTCGAGCGCCGATCGTTTCGGCGCTCTTTTTGTTTCAGCTTTCACCTTTAGGAGTAAACGAACATGGGATCCAACAACTTTGACGGCCCGATCATCCTCGATCAAGACGATACTTACCTCGGTTTCGGCCGAGCCCCCAACACCGAAGTCTCCACGCGAAGCCGAGTCCTTTGGAATCTGGTCGATCCAAACGGGGTACGATCGGCCATCATCGGCTCGATCTGTCTCTCCCCTGTGGGAACCTGGGAAAACACCGACGGTGCAACCGCCTGGTCTTTGCTCTCGAGCGGGGGCCCTGGCGGCGGATGGACCGACGACGGCGTCAATGTTCGGCTGACCACGGCAGGCGATACCGTCTCCGTGGGAACGGCCGTAGCCGTACCCTCCCGCAAGTTTACCGTGGTCAACACCGGCGTCGCGCTCGGCTCCCGCGTGGTGGGTCTCGCCGGAACCGACAACGCGCTTGACCTGTTCGTTACCGCCGAGGCGAACGCACGGTGGAGCTCGGATGTGTCCGGTAACTTCGCCTGGGGTCCAGGTGGAGCAACACCGCTCGATACCCAACTGCAGCGCGTCGATCCGGGCGTCCTGCAGTTGACCAACCCCGGCGTTCTTGGTAACGCGGCGCTTCAGTTCGACGATGGCCAAAACGCCGCCGTTTCTGCCGCAGGCACCGGGCGCTTGCGCTACGCGGTCCCCGGGAACCAGTTTGAAGTGTCCTTGAACGGCGCCGCTTATGTGGCGCTGGCCACGGCCGCAGTGGCCGGCGGTTGGACCGACTCGGGCGCCTTCGTGCAGCTCACGACCTCCACAGATCAGGTCACGGTCGGCGGGGTTGCCGCCGTAGTGGGGCGCAAGGTCGAAATTCTCACCACCGGTGCCAACCAGGGGTTGCGCGTCACGCCAACCGCAGCCGGTGACAACGTGGTCGACGCGTTGGTTTCCGGGGAGGCGAACGCCTCTTGGCAGGTTCTCGGACGCGGTGAAACCCTCTGGGGTGCCGGTGGAGCCGGTGCACTCGACACGCGCCTGCGACGTACGGCCGCATCGACCCTCACCTTGGACGATGGCGCTGCGGGCGCCGCGATCCTGCTCCCGGGAGCCGACGGTGTCGGTGACATCGGAGCCAACGGCCAGCGGTGGAACTTGGTCCGCGCCGTCACGATCACGTCGGGCGCTTACCTCGAGGAGGAGGTGTTCGCCGAAGAGTCCTTGGGCCTGGAAGACTTGCTGGCCGTGCTAGAAGCCGAGCTGGCGCCAGGATCGACCCCGATCCCCGGGGGCGGCACTGCGCGCCACTTGGCTCGAATCGTGATGCTTACCGCTCGGGCCGTTCTGGCCTCACGGGAGTAATTCATGGCGATCACCCTAGGCACCTTCGAAACCATTGACGCTATTGCGCTCCCGCCGCTTTCTGGGGCGGGGACCGTGCGAATCGTGTTTGATGTCGCTGACAACACCCTCAAGGTGTCGCAGAACGGGGGTGCCTACGTCCCAATAGCTACCGGAGCCTCGTCTCCGTGGATAGAAGCTGCGGGTAACGTCAGCCTCGTGCTGGCAACCAACACGGTCTCCGTGGGGACATCCACAGCACCCGCCGCAGGTACCGAAATGTCGGTGCAGGCGGACGTGGCTCCGTCCGTCGGCCCTCCATCGGTTGTGGCGTCGTTGTCAGTAGACGCTCACGTCACGCCGGGCATTGTAACCCCGCTTACCGGAGTTGGTGTGGGTTACCGGATCGAAAACACCGCGGGGACGATGACCGAGATCGCGCGCTTCGGCGCGGTGATCACCGACGTTACGCTTGGCGCAGAGTCCGCCTCTATGGGCATCTTTGCTATGGAGGCAGGGGCTCAATTCCTCTGTACCACCATCGGGCCCGGCGATCTGTCCCTGAAGGATCCGGGAGGGGAGGATCGCATCCAGTTTAGGACGGATTTGGGCGGCACCTCTCCAAGCATACGCATGGGCGGCGGTGGAGCCCCTACCGATTGGGAGATCCAGCGGATTGGCGTAGGCGTCGTTGCGCTGAACGGAAGTACTTTCAATGCCCCGCTCAACTCCTCGATCACCTTTGGAGTATCGGACAAACTCTGGTCGTTTATCCACGATGGAACCACATTATTCGCTACAAGCGCGGCGGACACCACGCCAGCGGCGACCACGAGCCCTCTCCAGCTGGCGACAGGCCCCGCACGAAACGGCGGGGTGGGGGCGCCTCCGAATTCGGGCGCTATCTCGATTTCTACGGGCGGTACGACGAACACCGGCGGAGGGGTCTCCGGGAACACCGGAGCCATAGCCCTGGGCACGGGCGATGCACTGATCGGAACAGGCGCCTCCTCGGGCAATTCGGGTAACTTCGCCCTGCTTACTGGGGACTCTAGCACAGGAGACTCGGGCGATATCGCTCTTAGCACGGGCACTGCCGGGGGAACCCGCGGATCCATCACGCATGATGCGCTCGCTGTGACCTTCAGCGAAGGTTCCCTCACCAACTTGGCCGTAGGCAACAAAGACGTAGCGGACGGCATCATCAATGCCGTTTTCCGGGTGTCGAAAACGTACGTGGGGAATGCGAACACTACATTTACCCTGCCCGCTCGCGCGGGGGGGTGGCGGGTCGTCAACGCCTGGATCAACGCAGGTGGGGCCGGGGGCACTTGCCAAGTCTTGCGGGACTCGGACGCGACGGCGATCACCGACGCCATGATCGAGGGCGGAGCGAATACCCTCACCTACGCGGCGACCGTAGATCTCGCACCTACCATAGCTTCGGGCGCCTTGGTGCGACTGACGGGTAGCGCCGCAGCTTCGGGCGGTACGGCTTTTTTGGACATTGAACCTTTGTAATAGGTGGCGCACATGGCGATCACGATCACCGATTTCGAAAACATTGGCGCCATCGCACTGCCGGCGCTCTCTGCCGCGGCGAACGTTCGAATCGTCGTGGACGCGGCAGACAACACCCTGAAGGCATCCACGAACGGCGGCGCTTATCTGCCGTTTGCGTTCGGCGCTAGCACCAGCCCCTGGGACGAAGCCGCCGGGAATGTCCGGCTCGTTACCTCCGGGAACACGGTATCGGTGGGCACCACCACGGCTCCCCCTGCCGGTACAAAGATGTCGGTCCTGGCCGATGTCGCGCCTTCTGTGGGGCCGCCCTCTGTCGTGAGCGTTTTAACGCTCGACGGCAACGTGACTGGGGTAACCACGGCCTTCACGGGTGTGGCTCTCTCTTTCCGCGCGGAGAATACCGCGGGAACAATGACATCGCTCGTCCAATTCGGAGCGGTCTACCAGGACGTTACCCTAGGAGCCGAGACCGCGAGTGTGGGCATGTTTACCCTTTACCAGGGAACCGCAGGGCTTTGCATGTCCATGGGTCCCGATGGCATCGGGGTACAGGACGTTACCGGGGGAGGCTCCAACCCCCAGATACAGCTCAGTCCCGACATCGGCGGAACGTTCCCCGAAATCACTTTGGGATCAGGAGCGGGCATATCGGATTGGAGTTTACAGCGCCTCTCTGCGGGTGTCGCTGGCATAGCCGCCTCGGCTCTACAGTTCGGCGGCAGCACCCTTGCAACCGATGATAACGTTCAGATCGTGAATTCAGGCGGTCAGTTCCGGATTCACGGCCTAGTCGCCACGGGCGCGGCATTGACGGCCAGCGTCCCGTTCCAAATCGTGACCGGTGATCGGATCGTCAACGCCGCCGCTGCAGGCGCGAATTCCGGAAACATTGACATTGCCACGGGCCTCACCAACAGCACCAACGCCGGGGGGACGGGTGGGGCCTCGGGTAGCGTCACCCTTGGTTCCGGTAACGCGAACAGCACCCTAGGCACCTCGGGAGGTACGGGAACGGTCGCCGTGTTTTCGGGGGATTCCGTTGACGCCGGATCGGGTAGCGTGTTTTTCCGATCGGGCGCTGCCGGCACCCTTTCCGGATCCGTGCTCATCAGTACCGGAACTCCCGGAACCGGAAACTCCGGGGATATCACCCTTACCGTAGCGAACATCACCGGGGCCGCCGCCGCTTCCGGAGGCATCACCGGGACTACCGGCAATGCTACCGCCTCGGGCGGCGTGGGTAGCTCGGGCACTACCGGAGGCATTTTCTGGGCTACCGGAACCTCCACGTTTGATTCCGCGGGTGCGAGCGGTACCGCTGGAAACACAGGCAGCGTCGAGATTGTTACGGGCAATTCCGAAGGGGTGGACGCCACGGACGCCGCAGGCACCACGGGTGATATCCTCCTGACAACGGGCGATTCAATCACGACGGGAACCGCGGCGGCGTTGAGTGATGTTACCGGGGACATTCAAGCATCAACCGGAAGCTCCACCACATCCGACACCGGAGCTATCACCCTCACCACAGGGGATTCCGGTGGTACGGATAACAAGAGCAGTCTCACGGGTGACATCCGACTGACCACCGGGGATTCCAATACGATCATCAATGGAAACGGTGGAAACTCGGGTGTAATCAGTTTAACGACAGGGAGCACTGCGGCTGTGCACGCCGCCGCCAGTGCGGGAGACTCGGGCGGTATTCTCCTTCAAACGGGCAACTCCGCTGCGGGGACAGGCACCGCTTCGGGTGCGAGCGGCGCTATCGACATCGCCACGGGGACAACGGAAGACCAAGCGTCGGGTTCCGTGAGCATCGTGACCGGCGGCACTACCGCAGCGGCCGGATCCGGCGACATCGTTTTGCAGATCGGTACTGCGCCGTCCAATCGGGGCACGATCCAGTTCCAAGCAGACGTCTTAGAGCTCCAGGATAACGCGTTCCAGATCACATTGAACGACGCACAGGCGGCAGCTCTTTCCATCGGCTCTACGGGATTGCTCAACGCGCTGGTGTTCACTACCACCAACAGCGCGGAGCGCGTAACGGCAAATGCCCAGTTCCAAGCGGCTGCGGCATTCTACCTGAACGTGACTTCGATCACGTTCGCAGATTCGCCCTACACCATCCTTGCCACGGACAATTGCATTTCGGGCGATCCGGCCGCGGGGAACATCGTAGCGAATCTGCCCTCGGCCGCCGCTAACCCAAACCGGGTCATTGTGGTAAGTAACTCGGTCACTTCCGGCAACACCGTAGCTCCTACACCGACAGGTGGAGATACGATTGACGGGGGCGGGGCCGGATCGCTCACCTCCAACCAGACGGTGACCCTGATAGCGCTCCCAGGTACGACCAACTGGAAGATCATCGGATCCACATGAGCATTACCCTTACCGATTTTGAAACCATCGGCGCTATCGCCCTTCCTGCCCTGTCGGCGGCGGGCACGGTCCGCATTGTTTACGATACCGCCGACAACACGCTCAAAGCGTCGTCCAACGGAGGCGCCTACGTCCCTTTTGCGCTGGGCGCTTCGTCTCCTTGGATAGAAGCTGCGGGCAACGTCAGCCTCGTGGCGGCCGCTAACACGGTCTCCGTGGGTACTTCTACGGCTCCTCCCCTAGGTACGGAGATGTCGGTACAAGGGTCGGTAGCTCCTTCAGCCGGTCCCCCCTCGGTGGTGGTGTCCTTGTCGGTGGACGGTGCCGTGACGGGACCGGTCACGCCTTTCACCGGAACCGGCATTTCCTTCCGCGTCACTGACCTAACCCCTGCCCTCAAAGAGATCGCCCGCTTTGGCGCCATCTACACGGACGTCACGCTTGGTGCAGAGTCCGCAGGCATGGGCGCCTTCTGCACCTACTTGGGCGCAGCTCCCGCGCTCTGCGTCACCTTGGGCCCGGATGGGCTCGGGGTGTATGACGTGACAGCCCCAGAAGCCCAGATCTCACTACACCCGGACATCGGGGGCACGCAGCCTTCCATCCAGCTGGGCGCGGGTGCAGGGGCCACCGACTGGAAGATCGAGCGCACCGGTAACAACCACGCCACGATCGGTGGTCTGTTCTTCCTCGCTTCTCTTGGCGCTTTCCGCACTCCCGTCAACTTCGGGATGTCGCCCTACGCGGTGGGGATCGACGTCTGCTTCATGTTGGGAGATCCCACCGGAGGCAACATCCTGATCAACCTGCCCCCCGCTTCGGCAAGTGCGGGTCGGATCTTGGTGATCATCCATGACAACAACTCGCCCAACACGATTTCGGCCGTGCCTGATGGCGCAGGGCCCGACACCATCGACTTGGCCCTTGGTAACTTGGTGCTGATGTCCCAGCAGGTGGCGTGGCTCATCTCGGACGGCACCACCAACTGGAAGATCATCTAATGGCGTACCAGCTTCCGCCCTTCGGCTATCGACCTTACAATACGTTTTTGAACGCGTTGACGGACGTGTACGTCGACCCAACAGGGGACGATCGCAATCCAGGTACCCCTGCCCAGCCGGTGCAAACGTGGCGCGGAGCTCAAGCGCGGATCGCAGAAGCTCCTGCGGGCATCGTCAATGTGCACTGGGCCAACGGATCATATGCTCTCCCCCCCGTTCTCGCGGGAATCAGCTATCAAAACCACACCGGGAACCTGATCAACCAGCTGGACGGCACCGTTACCACGGTAATCGTGGCGGACGATGAAGAAGGCGTGATCGTCGACGTGGCCGGCCCCGCGGTGGCAGCAGACGATCTCCGCGGGCACGTGATCAACTACCCGAACTCAGGCAACCGGATCGGCGTATGCTACCGAAACGACGTCACCGCCCTGGGAGTTACCCGGATCTACCTGACGCAGTCGCCGCTGCTGTCCAACTTGAACGGTCCCGTGGTCGCGCCCATTCCCGGCGATGTAATCCAGCTGTTCCAGTTGGGTGCCACCTTCACGATGGCCGCGGAAACGGCGATCCTCGCCGGGACGTCCAGCTCTTTCACCAACATTGCTTGGACGGGTCCCGCGACCACGCGAACGCTGTACCTCTTGGCGACCGACAAGCCCAACTTTGTAGGCTGCACCTTCTCTTCGATGCGCCAAGTGCGCACGGGAACGGCCGGCCGCGCCCACTTGGATGCGTGCTACATCGCGACCACGGGCCTCGATTCTGCCGGTGGCATGCTTGCCGCGAGCAACGGTGGCACGCTGCTCCTGCAGCGCGGAACCGTCGTGGACGGCGTGAACGCCATCGCGGGCACAACCAATTACATCGCAGCGATGCAGGGCGGATCCCTCGCGTTCCGGAACCTGTGCGCCTTCCGCGGGCTGGAAGACGCGATCCGCATTGTGGGAGCGCGTCTGCTTGTCGACGGTACACTCGGGGCGGAAGACGGCATTTTCTTCGAAAACGCTTCCGGAGCGGGAGCCTCGAACGCCGGCAGCGCCCTCGCGGTGGATCGCACCGAAGCGTTCGCTACCGGCCTGGGGAGTCAGTGCGTAGCCCCCAACTTCCATGGGGAGGTGACGGGCGCTCACGCGGTGGTCACCAACAGCGATGCGGTGGTGCTGTGCGGAATGACCAGCACCCTCATCACGTCCACGGTGCCCATGGCCGTCAGTGCCGACGATGGGGCCACCACCACCGCGTGGAACTTCCGCGGCGGCGCCATTTATGGCGGCGTGCCTGCACGTCCTCCACGGAGGGCAGAAGTCAGCGGCCCGGTAGCCGTTGCAGGGCCCTATACAGCGTCCGCCGGAGACTTCTTGAGCATCGACCCCTCCAGCGGTACGGTGGTCATCGACATGCCGCTGACGGCGGATATCGTCGTTGGCGACAACATTATCATGGCCAATACTACGAACAGCGCCGTGGCCTTCACGGTCGACGGCAATGGCAACAACGTGGCGGAAGTGCAGGTAGCCCCCGGTACGTACGCAGCCACCACAACACTTCAAAATCCGGGTTTGGTCGTTACCTACGCGTGGAACGGTACGAATTGGGTGGGGTACTAACATGGCAGCCAACGCACTTTTGACCTACAGTAGCCTGCGCGGGTGCAGCTATGCCGTCACCAGCAACACCCAAGCGTCGATCGGCATCGGGGCTTGCCTGGACTCCGCGGGGCTCGCCGCTGTTCGTGTGGCCTCCGCGATCCCTCTCGACATCACCGCAGCGGGCGCCGGTGGCCTCGATACGGGAAGTGAGGCGATCTCCACCTACTACTATCCCTATGTGATCTGGGGCACGGCTGGCGTCAACGGCGTGCTTTCCGCCAGCAGCACCACGCCCACACTGCCGCCTGGGTACACGTATTTCCGCCGCGTAGGCAGCGTGTACAACAACGTGTCGGGTAACCTCGTTCAGGGGACTTCTTACGGAGACTCCGACCGTATATTTAAGTACGCGGGGGGCGGCCTAGGTTCGGGCGCGGTTTCGATTGCTACCGGGAGCATCGCCTGCGCAGCACTCTGGCCTCCGACGGCCTACCACCTATTAGGGGGCATCTCTGTCGATATTGGCGTGATGGCCGCGGGGAATTTTGGCTACTATACCGTCGCGATGAATAGCGGTTTCCTATGGACCATCGGGATCCAGGTGGATGCTACTTCCGCCGGCATGATCCGGCAGTTTCGAGCACCTAGCGACCTGATCGTTAATCCCGGGGGGACGCGCCTTCTGACAATCACGCAGACGGGAGGAACGGGCTCCGCTAACTTCAATGTGGGGGCCTATGGCTTTCGGGAGTATTTGTAATGTTTGCCTGCATTGAAAAAAGCTCTGGGAAGATCGTCGGCTTTCACATCGAAGGCATCTTCGGCATGGATTACTTCCTCGCCGATCCGTCTGCATTCGAGATCGTCGAGGTTGAGGATTCGGGAGATCTCTCCTCGGACTATGACGCGACGATCGCGGATGGTGCCGTGGTCCGCACGCCCAAAGTGCGCCCAGTCGATCGCGTGGCGGTCCTGGAAGCCGAATTGGCCGCTGTCAAGCTCAAACAAGCCGAGCACGACACCAAGCTGATCGAGCTCGACACCAAAGTGGAAGCCGTCGAAGCGAAGCCCTAGACGACGGTGCACCCCGGGATTAGAGTTCGCGCGGAGGTTCCATGAAAACCCACGATGCCCCCACTCCTGCTTCCGCTACTGTAGATGCTCCCATCCTGCCCGCAACGGTCGAAGAAGTGGACCTTCTCAAGTTCCGTCTTTCCCTCGAGAAAGAGCAACGCACCGCGCAAGCAGTCCAGCTGGTGAAGCACGCCGTGAAGGAAGCCGAACAGGCGTTTGAGCTCGCGAAAAAGGAACGCGTCGACGCCTCGGACGCACTGCAGAAGAAGTACAGCATCACGCCGGCCGACTCGATCGACGGCGCTACCGGTGCGATCCACCGCGGGGCGGTGAGCTAGTCCGGTTTCACCCACTGGACAAGGCCGAGTTGCACTAGTGTCTCCTTGGCTTTGTTCAATTCTTCGATGCGCTTCGTCACTTCCGATACTCGGGAAGGCATGAGCGGTTCGGGACGAGCGACGGAAGCCTTAGGCCCGCGATGGATGGCGATGATGCTCACCTTGTGCAGGGTAATGTGCAAAGCGGCCATCTCGTCGCGCATGGTCTCGATCGTGAGCGTGGCGATGGCCCTCACCGCTTCGATGTCGTCGGATTCCCGCATGGCGGCCAGTTTGCTGTCCAGGTGAGCACACCGGAAACCTACGGATTTTTCAAGGAGGGGGCCCACTTCCGGATCCTTCAAATGCTCTTTTGGGAACCAAGGCATGGATCCTCCACTGGTTTAGTATAAAGGAGGGGTTAGGCGTGGGCTTCGTCCTATGATACAAAAAGCAGACGGAGGCTATCAATGCGCGCGAATCTTCCCTACATCCCGCCGCACTGGATCAAAAAGTCCGGCACCGATCCGCGGGAATACTGGGCGAACGCGGAGGGATCAAACCCGAAGAACGCGACTGATCGCGCCTATTATGCGGACAATGCCCGGCAGGTGTTGTTTGCGCCCCCCGCCGCTTACGATCCCTTGTGGCTGGGGGATCAAACCCGAGTCGCGCAGCGCGGGCTTTGGGGAACCTCCGTGCTCGATCTCCGTCCCGATCTGATGGGGTCGATGGGCCCAACCCCTTCCGCTACGCCCGTCCGTGGGGGGCAGAGCTTCGGCGGTGGCGTTCCGGTGGCCGTGCTGTTCGAGTTCACGACGCTGCCGCAGTTCATGAACGTGTTTGTGCTCGATTTCGTGCATTTGACCAATCCTTCCCCCAACAGTTTGGTGCGCGTCAACAACGTGCAGGACGTTTCCGCCGACTTCTACGATGGGATGCCGCCCACCGCACCCAGCCCCTTCCATGTGCTGCTTCGCCTGTACCCGCCCGACGGGTGCCGGTACTGGCAGGGGCTTGTCGTGTTCGACGTGCTCGAGCGCAATGTGGCGCCAGAGCTGCCGACCATTACGGTCACTGCGACGGCGTACTAATGCCGTTTCCAGGAGGCGCCGACGTCGGGGGGGAACACCGGTTGAGTACCGCGGGGTGCTCACAGGAAGATCTGCTCACCGATCCGCTGCTCACACCCCAAACTCCTTGGTTGCGTACCGTAGGCATGAGCCGGGGATCAGTCGTGGTCACCCAGATCGGCGGGGCTGCTCCCGGAAGCGTGGTGGTCCGCGTGGCCGCTCGACGGGTGGACGTGGGCCGGGGGATCATCAACGTGGCGATCGGCGCCATCGGGGTACCGCAGATCGTGACCTTCCCCTTCGTGGGACAGGCGATCGCAGTTTTCGGGGGCACGTGGCCCGCCGGAGCGCAGTTCGACGTGGTAATGTACGCCACAGGGGGAAGCTGATGGGGTACGCAGGATCGGCCGATGTCGGCGGAAAGCATCGTCCCTCGACGGCGACGGATTCCATCCAGGAGTCCACCGAATTTGGTGTGGGCGGAGATCCGTACGATACGCAGGAACTGCGCGTGATCGGGCTTTCTCGGCTCACCGTCTCGGTGGTGCAGCGCAATGGAGCCCCCGCCTCCTTTGAGATCTGGTACCGGATCCGTGACACGGGTGTGCCGCGCTTGCTGGCCACGGTCGCGATCGGCGCCATTGTCGTTCCGGAAACCGTGAATTTCCACATTGCCTACCGCACCGTTTTTGTGCGAGTACCACGCAACGTGGGGCAGCAGTATGACATTTCCATCTACGCCTCGGGGATGAGCTGATGGCCGATACCGACGAAGTCAAGGCGCGGGTGTTCACGCATCCGATACCCAACCAACAACACTACGGGGAGATCCCGCAGTTTTCGATGGCGCTGGGCTGGGTCGACGTTCAAGCACGCCGCGTGCCTTGGTGGGCCTGGGGCCTGCTCGGCTACGCCCTCGGATCCGGTTTGGCCGGTACCGCGTGGCAGTATCTCTCCCAGGACAGTAAGAAAACCAAGACCTAGATTCACCTTTTCCCGGAGACTCCCCATGAGTGGCATCACTTCTTTTTCAGGTTCAGTAGCTGTAAACCCAGACGCTAGCGTCGCTTCGGGCTACGCCTTCATCGCGTACGCGCTGACCGCGGACATCCGGCTCAACGTCGGAACGCTGGTCAACGGTGGCTTTGCAGGCCTCGAAGGCCAGGCCGTGACCGGTGGAACCTCGGGCGCTACCGCAGTTCTGGCCCAGTTCGAAAACGTGGCCGGCATCGTGTTCGTGGCCCTCGATCAGGTGGTCGGCACCTTCCAGAGCGGTGAAACCCTCGCCATCGGCGGTCTCACGCGCGGTACCACCACATCGGCGCCCCTCGCCCTCACGGATGCACGTCGCGCCAAAGGTGCGGGTCCTTGCATCCTGTACTTCGCGGGCAACCCGAACGGCGTACAGGAAGCGCCTTTGGGCTCCTTGTCCCTCGACACCGCTGGCGCCACGGGCCCCTTCCGCAACACCGACGGGGGAACCGCGTGGGTAACGGTCGTCTGACAGCGTCGGATCTCACGCCGGAACGGCTCCAAGCGGCATGCCGTCGCTTGGGGTACGCTTTTTTCGAGCGTGGGGCCTACAACCTCAACCTCATTGCGGTGCGGTCCTCCACCCGAGTGGCCAACCGCTTCGACGATTGGATCACGCACACATACCGGGAATCCGAGCAGGGACCGCTGCAAACGGATGTCTTCTCCGGCACCACGGATCCGGGCCTGTACTGGCTCCAGCATCCGGGACGTGCCGAGGGCACCGCGATCTTGGCCGCCCAGCAGGTGCGGGGATCGCACCGGATCGGCCTGCACAAGGGGTATCCGGCGTTGGTGCAATGCCAGCCGATGCTGTACTACCGGGACAACAACCGGGACGGCACCCTGGATCTTGCCGGGAAGCTGTACCGTGGCATCATCGGCGCCAACATTCACCGCGCCAACAAGGACAAAGAGAGCCCCCTTGTGGAGAAGTGGTCCGCGGCGTGCGTGGTGTTCTCCAACCCCACCGCTTACGCCAAGCACTGGGACCTCGTGCAGAAGTCCCGTGTGTTGCACGGCGAGTGCTTCACCCTGACGATCTTGGACGAATCCCAACTGTAGGGGTGATTTGTGGGTTTTCAAGAGCAAATGGTGGCGCTGGTTCAGCAGGCCTCGGTGCCGGTGTCGCGCCTGCCCAACGCCTGGATCATCCTCGAAGAGTTCGACAAAGCGGGGTATGACGTCAATCTGGCGATCGCGGCCGTGATCAACGCGATAAAGGAGTCCGGGCTCAACGAGAAGGCCGATACCGGAGACGGGGGGCATTCCTGGGGGCTGTTCCAGATCAACGACGTGCAGGGCAAGCGTTTCAACCCCAACGTGTCCGACACGATCGCCTACACCAACCGGAAGGATCCGCGGCAGGCCACCCAGTGGATCATCGCGGAGATGAAGCGCCATTGGAAGCAAACTTCCACCCCGAGTAAGCGGTCTGGAGAGTCCTATTCGGGCGAATCTTTGGGATCCGTGTACGCACGTAAGGGCTCAATTGCCGAGTTAACCCGTGCTTTTGCCGCCTTTGTCGAGCGTCCCGAAAAAGTAGTCACGGACAGCGCCTCCCGGATGGCGCTCGCAAGGAAGATTTTCGGGGACACGCGACTGCAAAATGCAGTACAAAATGGCCACATTGAAAGCCCGATACAGGGAAATATGCCGCTTTGGTGGTGGCTTCCTATTGGCGCGGGTGCGCTCGGGTTGCTATTCCTCGTCTTGTCGTCCACGAGAAAATCCCGTATGCTGCTGACTTAGGGGGCACCGATGGCCATTGTTTACTACGCACGCGCGCGACTTGGCGGTCTAAAAGGACCGAAGCGCGCCGAGCTTGGACCGTTCGACAAGTTCGAAGTGGCGAAAAGTCAGGCGCAACACCTCACCACCATGGTAGGTCCAGGCGTCACCGTCACGGTAGAGCCCTCCGGTTCTTCGCGCAAAAAGAACCCCAAGAAGAAGGCTCCCGCGAAGAGGAAGGCCGCTCCGAAGAAGAACATCGCGCGGAAAGCCACCGCCAAGAAGGCCGCTCCTAAAAAGAGGACCGTCAAGAAGGCAGCGCCGAAGCGGAAAGCGGCTCCGAAGAAGAAAGCGGCTCCGAAGAAGCGCGTCGTTAAGGCCAAAACCAACACCGCGAAGCGCCGAGCTCCGGCCAAGCGTCGCGTTGCCGCCAAGAAGAATACCGTCCGGGCCAAAGCTCCCGCGCGTAAGAACGTCGCGAAGAAGCGCGCTCCTGCTAAAAAAAAAGTAGCCGCAAAGCCTCGCGCTAAGAAGAACAACGCCGCCTTGGTCGCGGTAGGGCGCAAAGCGCTGAAGAAAGCCGCACCCTACGCCAAACGGGCAGCGGCAGCCGCTTCGCCTCACGTGAAGAAAGCCGCTCGAGCGGCAGAAGCGTACGCCCTTGAAACGGCGTCCGCACAACTGCAACGCGCCTTGACGAAAGCCAAGGGCAACCGAGGTGGCCGATGATTCGTACATGGGGAGGTTCTGATCAGAGCGGTGGGGGCGGATCGAGCGGCGGCGGGTTCAGCGTCGGCAATTTCACCGACATCATCGGAGGGATCGCGGGCCTTGCTCAGGTGGGCGCTGGCATCGCCGACATTGCTACGCGTACGAAGCTTGAAAAGTTGGCTTTGGCCGCGGAAGCGGAACGCACCAAGCAGGCGCAAGCGTTGGCACTCGCCGAGCAGCACCGAGCGGCGGGCGCCGCTTCTTCGGCGAGCGCTCTCGCGAAGTCGGCTCCGCAGGAAGAGAAGGCTTCTGGCACGTCGCCTTTGTTGATCATCGGCGGGATGGGGTTGCTTGGAGCGCTCGCCTTCGTACTGTTGCAGCCGAAGAAGCCCGGCACTTCGGCTCCGGTGTACACCTAAGGGGGTCCGGTGGCGCAGACCCCTGCTCAAATGCGCGCGCGCTGGCTCACGGAGCCCCGCAAGCGCAAACCCATGTTCACGGGGATCTTGTCCCCAGAAGATGGCTACATCGATTTTGCGTTGGGCGGAACGCCCGTGGTTCCACAGCTCGTGGACGCGGACAACGCCGCCACGATTCGGGCGGGCATCATGGCCTTCAACGCGGCCAACCTCCCCGTCCCCGCTGTAGGCGATGCGGATACGGTAGCGCACCGCGAAGCCGCCGCCAAAAAGATGCGTGCCGCCGTGGACAAGGCCAAACTAGCACCGCTCGCGTGGGCGTACCGCGTGCTGCTCACCATGGCATTCGTCGAGCCGTTGCTGGCCGGGCGCAGCCTCGGGGCGGCCATCGCGGGGTTGTTTGGCCCGATCGGCGCCGTCGTCGGCGTCGCCATGAACACCCACGGCGTGATCATCGGCTACCGCGCCAAGAAGGCAGCCGAGCCCTACGCCGTCCTTGCGCAAACGTGGGAAAAGGACTTCCAGCGCCAACGCGACGCGGCCAAGAAAGAATACGACGCGTGGTTGCTTCAATCGTTGGCGGTCCAAACCTCCACGCAGGAAAAGCAACGCGCCGCGATCGAGAAGGCCGTAGGAGCTCAAGCGCAGACGGCGGCCACCACGCAAAAGTGGGTGATCCGCGGCCTCGCTGGCGCCGGATTGTTGGTGTCGGTACTCGTGTTCGCTACACTGGGGGGTAGACGTGGAAATTAAACCAGGGGCGGGATTGCTCATTGTGGGGGGCATGGCTGGATTGGGCCTTCTTCTCGACTGGCAGATCCGGAAGAAGCTCACGGACGCATCCAGCAGTAAACGGGCTCTGCCCCTAGGTTATGGAGTTAAGTTTTTCTTCCTGGATCCGGAGTATGCACTTAACGTCCTAGGGGTGATAGAAACTCCCGTAGGAACCCTGGGCCGGTAGGCAGGAGGCAGCCGTGGCACTTCGGCCTGAAGACCTGATCCCGGGCACGTGGCTTCGGTACAAGAAGGACGGACTTCGTCCCATGGGCGATATGGTTCAGCTCGTGGATGAGGAAGAAAAGTTCGTGGGAAAACGCTCCATTCCTGGGTGGAATGTCCTGCGTAGAGGCGGAACAGAACCGGATTTCATCCCCACGGCCACGTTGCTACACGAGGGCTCCGGGTACAGCTTCGGAGGGCGAGATCCCGAAGTAGAAGCTTTCAAAGACAAACACGGAAAGGTGAACCCCATGCGACGCAATCCCCACGATCAAGGCCATGAGCCCCGGTACCCGAGCTCCCAGGTTTCATACGAAACCTGCGGCGAGACCTTCGACAACCGCCGAGAAGCGATCGCCCACGCATCCGCCCACGGCGGCATTGTGACCCAAATCACCGTGGACGCCGATGGGGATGAATGGGTGGAACAACTGGGCGAGTTCGGGCCTCGAAAGAACCCCGCGGGATCACGGTCCAGCGTCACGGCAGCCCCGCGGTACGCGTGGGATCTGAACTCGGACGGGGTACGATTGAACCCCCGAGGCGCTTCCGAAGTGCAGAGCCTTGTGTTCAGCAGCACCGTGTTCACGAAGTCTCAAGCCCTCGCGTGGGCGTTAGAGCACGGGTACAAAGCTGACAAGGCCGATGTGAAGGCGAACACGATCCGCATCCGTCAAGCGGATCCGGAGCTCTTCCAACCGGATTCCTTCTTCACCAAGGCCCTGATGCCCGGCGTGCTGATGGTGGGAGCGGTTCGCCGATGAGCAAAGAATCCAAGAAAGGCTGGGGTTTGGGCTGGAAGGTAGCGGCGGGCATCGGAGGCTTCATCGCCCTGGACTTGGCGGTGGTGGCGGCCCGTGGCGCCCTGGGCCTGCATACCGAGGGCATCTTCTACTTCCCCGGATTGGGAATGCTTGCTTCTTGGTCGGATTTGAAGCGGAAGTTCCTGCCCAAGTCGGCGCAGCAGATCGCCTACGAGGAAAGGCGCGCCGCCACCCGGGCGGAAACCCTTGCAAGGCAGCAAGCGGGACAACCGCTGCCCAAACGGCAGCCGAAGTTCAATCCTACCGTGCCGTGGGCCGCCATGACCCCTGAAGAGCGCACGCGGACCCTTATGGAAGCGGCGTACTAGTCGATCCGCATAGGCATGAGGATCGCGCGGCCCTTGGATCCTTCGAACAAGGACGCGTGTAGGCCCGAAGTTCCGGGAGCGGTGAACACCTGCGTATCGCTCCCGCCGACGAGCTCGCACAAGATCACAAAGTACAACGCATGGAAGGCGATGCGCGGCACCCCCTGGCCCGAGAAGATCACGTGGTTGCTCGTGCCCGAAAGGATCCAGTTTGGCGAGTGGACATCCGGCACCGAGATGGGGAATACCTCTTGGGTAGATTGCTCCAGGGTTTGACTGAAGAGGGCGCGCATGTCGATCTTCTGGGCCGACGAGTCTTGGTAGGCGCTGTGGTTCAGCTCCTCCCCCTCGATCGCCCAATGCCCATTGCTCCACCAGTGGGATCCCTTCACGGCGTATTGGCTCACCAACCGGCGATCTCCGGCTCCGAGGAGGATCCCCAAGAAGGACACATTTTTGAGATCGTTCACGCCCAACCATTCGGCTTTCACCTGCTGTAGGTACTTCCTTGCCGGCGCCCGAAGAGGCTGCAGCAAACGCAGGGCTTCTTCCATGCCGCTTACTTGGATCTGCGGCACCTTCAGCGCTTTGTACGTTTCATCGGGATCGTTCAGGAAGGCTTGCGGATCTTCGCGCAACGCGGCGACTTCCATCAACCGTGCCGCGATGAGCTTAGCCAAGTTCAAGGGGGAATCGGGTGCGATGGAATTCCCCAAGCTGTAGCCGTTGGGGCCTGTTCCCCTGATCTCCCACTTCTTCACGATCGGTCCGGGGTTCTCCCGAAGGTACAGCCGCGCCGCTACTTGGTTCGAGTCGACGTAGACCAGCTGCACCTGGATCTGCTTCTTCCGGTTGTACGTCGCAGCTTTCCCGAAACGGATCTCCAGGTTCTCTTCGGGTTCGGTGGTCTCGTACACTGGATCGTACACATCGCCCTCGCCTTCCTGCCTCGCGGCATACCGAGACACCGGGGCTACGGACGGAGCTTGGTGCCAGTCGGGCAGCTTCCCCCGTTGGTAGGCTTTGCGCAGCTGCCCCAACCCGTCTTCCAGCGCTTCTACGGCTTTGGCCACGGGGTGATCCGCGGCCACCTTGATCCGCGGACGCTTGCCCTCGATCGTCGGGCGGTACTCGTAGAAGTCCCCCTCCTCGGTGTGCTTCGGGCCTTGCAGGGGTAGGCCCCTCGGATTGTGACGCGTCATGGTTTCTTCTCCTGAAGTTGGTTCTATCATTGCACACCGGATGTCTTCTATCGTGGCCGCATAAATTCCGAACCGGTCGATCTCTTTCTGCGCTTTCCTCCGCACGATCAGGATTTCGCGATGCTCGGGGCACCCAAGTTTGCCCCCATGCCAAGGGCCATCCCATCCCCATCCAGGAGCACCATCATCTTCTGTGGGGGCCACGCACCCGTGGTATTCGCATGTGTGGGGGCTCATGGTTTTACTCCAAGCAGCACGGCGGTGGGATCGTAGAGGCGGGAGCTCCGGAGCCCCTTCTCACCCACAAAAGAGTCCTTGGACACGAGTTTGAGCGCGTAGAGCAGTGCCTCCACTTCATGGGGGTGCACGCCGGTGCCGGACTTGATCTCGTGATCTTTCAAGGTGTACCAACACACGGAGTAGCCGATCCATGGAACAGCATCGCCAAGATCCCCCGCCCAACCTTCTCGGTATTCTCGCTCCACAGACACGTACCATCCTGGTGACGCTTGCCGAACCAGTTGGAGCAGGCACAGCACCGTGACCGGATCCGAGAAGTCAGGAATGGTGGTGGACCAGTTCGCCTCTTGGCGTCGGAGCATAAGGCCCGGCAACCAACGAAACGCGGATCGGCTTAGGGCTTCCGTGCCCCACGCGTCCAACTGTTCTTGAGAGGGAAAGGCGCTCATCACGTCACCTCCACAGGAGATCCCACCTGGAAGAGCGCGTGCCCTCCATAGGGAGTGCTTCTCAAAAGGGTCACCTCACATTGGAACGTGGTTTGGCTCAACGTGCGATCGAAGGTTGCCCATCGCAGCGCTGTGCTGGTGATGGCTTCTTCCAGTTCGTCCCGATGTTGGAACAGGGGATTTGTCGACAGCCATCCCGGAGTGGACCGGATCCGATCGGTGTTGGGTAGTTTACCACCGTAGGTCCATACCACTTGGATGTGGTCTCCCATGTTTGTCAGCGTAAACTCTAGCTTATGCGTCTTCATGCTTTTGCTCCTGGGTTGAGCAGATACTAACCCCATGCATTCGCCATGGTCAAGCGACTTTTTTCTAGGCACAGGGGATTTACCCCGTGATAGACTTTCTTGGTTGACAATTGCTCGGCAAATGCAATACGGTGTGTCCATCGGAGGGCGCCGCAATGGCCAACACGGATTTCTGGGGAGTGCGCGACGAGGGACCGGGCTCAGGTGTGACTTGGGTGCGTGCGCCGAGCGTGACGCACGTCGTGGAAAGCCAAGAAGGCGCGGGAGTGTACGCGTTCGTCGGCAGCGTACCCGTCCTGTGCCCTGGTGAATTGTCGGGGGCGGTGCAGCGCTTTGGTCTGCTGATGCTTCCGGGGAACTACGCGGGCGTGCTGCCCGACCGTGTGGCGGCGGTCGCGGATCAGGACGCTCCCCCTGGAAGGTGTTGGGTGCACATGCAGGATGGAACCAAACTTCCCGTGGAAGCCCCGCCGGAAGAAGTGCTGCGCCTGCTGGCGGAATTCGACCGCCCCCGCGTTTTCCTCGACAAGGACCGATTCAACATCGACATGAAGGAGACCCCCCAATGAGTGACGAGACCAAAGAGCACGTGATCTACCAAGTGAGTGCGGCCATCAACGGCAAAGTCGTGGGCATCGCGGTACTGCGGCCCGAGGATCAGGAACCCCATGTGTTCATCGGGTCTTCCGCCGAAGCCGATGCGGACGAAGTGGTCAGCGCGTACCGGGAGCTCCACGCGGAGGAGTCCACGCGCATTCACCCCCAAGTATCCCGCGTGAGCGTGGCCACACCCGCCGTGGAAGTGTTCACGATGCTGCGCCGGAAAGTCCTACGCCTGCGCGAAGCCGATCAAGCGGTGTACACCCCCGGCGTTGACGGTGCGGAGTGAGTACGATCTGGTGGGGGAGGCTGTTTGGTGACCTTGTGGTTTGGGTCGTCGTCCTCCATTTGGCCGTGCTGGCGGGGATGGTGATCGAGGAGCGGGGTCACCAGTGCCCTCCCTGCACCTGCGAGTCGCTGCCATGAGCGAGTTTGTACGTTGGGAAATAACACAAACCTTGATCGATATTGTTCCTTCTTACCCTTACCCGAGAGATCTTACGATGAGCGCCGAAGCCACATGGACCCCTGCCGAGGTGTTGAGCTTACGTACCCGGTTGTGCCTGGATGAGGTTGATTTCGCGGCCGTGATGGGTGTGGATTCCCGGACCGTTCACCGATGGGAGACGGGCGAAGCAGCTCCGCAGGGCGCCAGCGTGGCGCTGCTGTCGGGCACCCTAGAAGCGCTCGATCGGTTCGTCGAGCAGGAAGACCGGATCCGCAAGTACCTACGGAGATGCGCCGACATGGGTGGATTGGCCTACGCATGGATGCGTTTACTGGAGGGTGTGCGATGAGCGAACTTACAAAGTGCAAACCGTGCAAAGCGTGCATGGTCGACGCCATGGTGTACGGCGTCGCCATGGTGGATGGGCCCCTGCGGTACCGCGTGCTGTGCAGCGGCTGCCCGGCGGGGGGGCCCATCCTAGAGACGTCGGAAGATGCCGCGAAAGCCTGGAACGTGGAGCAACAAGTGGTGGAAGGACCCCTAGACCTATGGAAGACTCTATGGCCTCCCTCGGACGGAGACCTGTGGGATCTGCTCGAACACGGATGGAAGTTGGTTCGCAAGAAGAGCACCGCGGATGTCATGGCGTGGCACACCATCTATGGCGGCATGGTCGGAATGGTCCGGTGGTCGGACACCGAGCTTGAAGGAAAGCCCGCGGCGATCAGCGCGTGGGTGGAAGGGTCAAACCCCGTAATTACCCCCACCATCCAAGAGGCGATGGATCTGGTGGTGTCGAAGCTGAAAGAGCGGGGCTACACCGTCCTGCCTCCGAAGTTCGCGCCATGAACGCTTCCAAGTACTTCATCGGCTGGAAGGGCTCCGCTTTCCACTTCAAAACCCCAAGCGGAGCCAAGATCGTTCTCACAGGGGGAAAGATCGGCATTACCAATCACTTGAAAACGCAACTTCCCGCGTGGTACAGCGTCGCGGTTTTTGAAGGCCGCGGCGATCTCGCCGCTGACATCCAGCGTGAAGCTGAAGCCTTGGGGATATCGCTGTGATGGCGCAGCCCGCGCTGCTCGCGTGCAAAACGTGCAAAGGAACTCCGTGGTTGTATCAGCCCGGAACTTTAGTCTGGGGCCAGGGCCCGTTTGTCTATATGTGCCGTTCTTGCCCTAATCAAGTGAGCGACACCTACGCATCCGCGGAAGATGCCACCTTAGGCTGGAATGCGCTGCAGCTTGGAATCAGCGCCACTTTTGTAGGTAAACCCATGGACACACCCTCCCAGTTCCCTCCTCGTCTTGCGAGCCAGATCCAAGAATTCGAGAAAGCGAAAGCTTCCTTTGACGCATGGTCCATGAAGGCTGTTCGGTGGATGAAGCGGACGCAGAAGACCTTGACGCCGGCGGATGCGCCCCCCGGATGGATCGTCAACCGCGCGGACAACGTGCTGGTGTTCGGGTTCGGCGGCCACATCGGCAAGTTCAGCACTCTGGACACGCAGAAGATCCTGCTGTCCAACTGCGCCGGACGTACCCTTGGCCACGTGTACCTGGACTATGAAGAGCAATGGATGTGGATGCCCGTCAACTACAGCGGTCCTTTCATCCCCCTAGATGACAAGGAGTTGTGGAACATCGTGGACGAAGCCCTGATCCGGTGTTGCCCATGAACGATCTTGAACTGTGGAACCTGCTCCACCGAGGGCAGAAGATCATCAAGCGGGTGGACTCACCGGGCTATCCCCGATGGGAAACGGCATTGGGCCATCAACCTGCTTCCGTGTGCCCAGGGCCCGCGGGCGATGGATGGTACGTGGTGGTGGTCTACCACTCCGGAGAGATCCTGCCGCGACGTAGCTTCCCTCTCGAAGAAGCCATCCAAGAAGCGGAAAGAATTCTTGCCAAGGACGGATGGGTGTTGGCGAAAGAGGAGCCAGAGCTTCCGCCAGAGCTTGAGCCCCAGTACACTTTCGTCCCCATGCCCGCGGGTGCGCATCCTTGTGAGCGCTGCCCGGATGCGCCCCTCAGAGCCTTGTTGGGGGCGCCCGAGTCTTACGTGGCGGGTCGGTATTGCCTGATGTGCACCCAGTGCTTGTATAGCGCGTGCTGGGCGCCCAACTTGGAAGAGGCGGTGGAGTCCTGGAACTTCTTGGTGGATCGCCGCGCAGCCCGAGGTAAGCCATGATCTCCAGTGAACGTTTGAAACAAGCCCTAATGAAATCGGAAGCAGAGGCAGACGCCCGGCGTCAGTATGCACAGATCCTCGACGTTCACATCGAGCGGGTTCTGCAACTGGCCGCATCCAATGGCGTAATATTCCGTCTAGAATACAGCGCCTACATCCCGAACTATCATCAGTGTATCATGCACGATCGCTGCCTGTTCCTCCGACGCCGATCTTCCGGGCTGGTGCTCAAAGTTCAGCAGGGGCACGGCCTAGGCACGGGTAGGGAGAAGGCGTGGCCCATTCCGTTAGGCACTACCGATGAGGAAATCCTGGAATGCCTGACCCAAGCGATCCAGCTGAAGTTCCGATGGTACCACCAGCTTGGATTTTTGGGGTGACCTTATGAACCGTAAGAAGCAGAAGAAACAGGCGTGGCAGAGGGTTCTGCAATCCTACCGCAAGCGTTTGAGGGCATTCAAGCGCATTCCTACTGAGCCGCGGCTCCAACTCGTGGCCGATTGGTTGTGCGGGCGCGTTCCAGGCCCTATGCCCCGGGCGAACCGATGACCCCGCAACGCCAGCAACGCCTCGATCAGATCTTGGACATCTTCCGGGAGGAGCTTACCCGACCGCCCCAGAACCGCCTGCAGAATGCCAACGGCGGGGTGACCTCGCGGGAGATCTCGGACAGGTTGGGCTTGCCCTACGCGACCGCGGCGAACGAGCTCCAATCCTTGCAGAAGCAGGGGATCATCCGAGTGCATCAAGAACCCGTAGGACCGCATTACGATCGAACGCTGCTCAAAGCGTGGAGACTTAACCCATGAACGAAAACGAATTCGGATGGTTGCTGCAGTACGTCTGCTGCAACGAGGGCTGCCAAGTGCAAAGGGTGGAGGTGTACCAGTCTGCTCCCGACTTCGATCCGGATGCGCCCTGGCCTGCTTTCACCTGCACTTGTGGCACTCCCCTGGGCCGGTACGATTTCTGGCCCTCCTACTGCGGCCTCAATGGTACCCACGCTATCGAAGAGGTGATCGAACGCCTCAACGTCTACTTGGACCTCCGCAACCGCAAGGCGACACCATGAACGTGCTTGGTTACAGCCGAGTGTCGACGTTGGAGCAGGCCAACACGGGCGTGAGCCTGGCGGCACAGCGCCAGGCGCTAGACCGATACGCGGACTACCACGGATGGGCCGAGGTGCAGCACTTCGTGGATGCCGGCGTGAGCGCGGGCAAACCCATGAGCAAGCGGCCCGAGGGTGCGCGGATGCTTGCGGCGTTGAAGCCCGGGGATGTGGTGATGGCCGTGAAGCTCGATCGAATGTTCCGATCGGCGATCGACTGCTTGACGACGCTTCAGCATTGGAAGAAGAGCAAAGTGGCATTGCACTTTGTGGATTTCGGCGGGCAGAGTGTGGACACCACATCGGCCGCCGGAGGGTTCTTCGCCACCATGTTGGCGGGTGTCGCGGAGATGGAGCGCACCATGGTGTCGGATCGCGTGAGATCCGCGCTCAAGCACAAGAAAGGCAAGGGGGAACTCGTAGGGGCTGTGCCCTACGGGCGCTGCGTCGCCGAGGATGGGAAAACGCTCCTGCAGGATCCGCAGGAGCAGATAGCAGTGCTGCGCATGGTCGCGCTGCGCGAAGAGGGCTTGTCCTACGCCAAGATCGCCGCTCGCCTGCAGGAAGATCCCGGTCTGCGGGAGCTCGCTCGAGGGAAGTACTGGCATGCCCAAACCGTGTACCGTGTGCTGAAGGAGCTGGGGTAAAGTTGCCCTTCATCTACAAGAGAGTAAACTGTTACCGAGGTGCGTATGCTTTCTACAGGTTGTGACGGCGGTTTCCACATCATTTGGGCCAACGCAGGATCTCCGCAGGCCGTCACCAACGTGTTCACTCAATCCACGCTCCCCGAGCCCGAGCTGTTTTACCGATCGGATACGCTGGGCTGGGACAAAGCGATCCTCATCGCGAATGTGACCGACATTGGCGCGCCGGGCATTACCAACCTGTTGATCCGCGTGACGCGGTACTACCGAAATTCGACCGGGTCAGGTTTGAGCTTCCCGGCAGGCTACGTGCCCATCGTCGACGCTACCATCATCACCCTTCCGTTCGCCGCAACCGGACTTGCCACGGCCATGATCGACCTCAACGGTGCCCAGCGCGTATCCGTCGAAGTGGCCTCCACCGTGCTATCCGCGGGGGCTCTCGCCGCCGTGGGCTTCGATCGGTTCTGCCTCGGCAAGCCCCCACAGTAGTGCGTGGGGTGCATCGACGGGGAAAGCGCGGTACACTTGCCAAAACAAGGGGTACCGTATGAGCTCTGACGACATCGCCAAACTGCTGATCGCCCAAAGCGAGCGCGCCATGAAATCCAACTCCGAAGAGCGCAAAGAGCAAACGCGGGAGTTTTCCAAAGCCCTTCACGGCCTGCGTACCGAGCTCCGGGTACTGATGCTGACGGCCATCGTGATACTCGGCGGCGTCGCTGGAGTTAGTCTGAACTTGGAAGCCCTCGGCATCGAAGCTCACGCCCGAGGCTCCCAACTCCCCGCCCCAACGATCCTTCTTCCTGGAGACACCGATGCCCCGCGCTAAAACGTCCATCCCCATTTTTACGATTCTGGTCCTCGTGATCCACGCGGTGCAAACCGCGGTCAAGCAGATCAAGCTGGCGACGGCGCTCGACTCCCCCGGCGGACGGAAGATCACCCTCGCGGAAGCCGGGCAGATCGCGGCGGCCATTTCGGCACAAGTCCACGAAGATCTCGTGAAGCACCTTCCAGGGAAAGACCTCGAAGATGTTTGATCCCAACCCCGAAAGCATCCCGCCGGATCCGGAATTTGACGAGCGCTATGCCACCGAGGAGATCGAGCTTGAATCCCTCACCTGGGAAGCGTTCGCGGCTGAACAGCGCTGGCGCGATCGCGTAGAGGGAGAGTTCCGCGAGATTTAGCTCTCACAATCTTCCCATTCCCACAAATCCACATCGGGGCACTCGTCATCCGGTGCCTTCTCACACCCACAACCGAACCCGCAGCTGTTGCAGTTGGACCCCCCGCCCAGCTTGAACACGTCGGGCTCGGATTGGAGGCGGTCTTGCAGCGCTTTGATAGCGCTACGCACATAAAGTAGGGCGCGGGTGCAGTCTTCCGCCACCGCGTTGTCCACGCAGCTCCGGGAGCCCACCGCGATCAAAGCGCTCCACACGTCCTCGAGACGCACCAGATCGGTCCGCGCGTAATTGTGCCGCGCCCACTTCAGCAAACGAATGTCGTCATCGGATAGGACCTTCATGCGCATTTCTCCTGGGGGAGTTCAGACACCCATTCTTCGCCCAAGGTCATCCACAGCTCCCCGACCTGCAGCCCGAACTGCCATTGATCCAGCTGTGGGTGATCCACCAGCCATGCAAAACGCCCCGCGTGGTACACGATCACGTCTCCCACGTTGCAGCAATCCACAAAGTACGGGTGGCACGTCAGCACAAGCGTTCCGCCTTCCTGCCCTCTGAGCCCATCGTACATGTCTTGCATTTCGCGGGGATGACGGAACACTCCCGGATGCCACACCAAGCCCAAGGGGATCTCCCGCCCCGACTTCACGATCAGATCCACCAAGGGGTGGAGATCCCGCGCAAACTTCTCTTTCCAATCCGCGAAGCGGTTCCGCATTTCTTGGATGTCGCCAACAACAACGGTGATCATTCGTCCTCCTTGGGTGGGGCTTCGCCGAGCGCACGGAAAATCGCGTTGAATACGTCAGATATGTTCAAATGGTCTTTTCTGGGGTTAGGGCACATGTCTACGTCCAAGGGGATGGATCGCAGGCGCTTGCATTTGGGGTTCGAGCAGGTACCGTCCTCCTTCCACGAGTGGCAGTGTTCAGATCCTGGGCTTTTTGCAGTGTCCACGTTCAATCCTCCTTGTCGGGCGCGTCGTCGAGGGTTCCTAGCGCCACCAGGAAATCGTCTAAGTTTTCGATGTATCCGTTGGGCAGATTCGCTAGCTCGAAAGCTGCGCCTACCCACTCGGCATAGGCGTCGCCGTTGTCCGATTCCTTCCAAGTGTCGGACCGATCTTCGTAGTAGTCCGCCATTTCCTGGTGGAAGCCCGATGCCCATTGTGTCGTCTCTGCGCGCAGGGCCTCGATCCGCTCTTCGAGAGCTTCCTTCTCGGCTTGTGCCGCTTTCACCTTCTCGATCATTTGATCCCTAAACTGGATGTCTTTCTTGGATAGCTTTCTCACGGCTTCACCTCCTTGTCTGCCCAACGGCTCAAGAGTCCTTGGTTCGGCTTTCGCGCTGGAAGTCCCATGCGGGTGTTCCAGTTGGCAATGGCCGCTTTGCGCATGAGCTCGCGATCTTGGCGCCTGCCCGAGTACACGATCACCGTCGCAAGACCCGTCCTGGTGCACTCGTCACACTGGACCCGAGCGCGCACCGCGGTGACGTGAACCGAGGGTTCAGACGCGCAGAAGGGGCACGGCAGGGGGATCATGGTTCCTCCGCGTTGATAAATTGGTTGGCGTCCAACCACTTTTGCACCCTCTGTAGTGCTTCTTCCCTCGTGGAGTAGGGCATGGGGGCGCCGTGCTCAAACCGTACGATCCAGGGTCCGTCAACGCTTCCGCTATGGGCGTGCACCGAGGCCAAAAACTGGTAAAACCCCCTCCACTCCACGTACAAAGATTGATCAGTCACTCGGTACAAGCGCGTCAGCCGCGAACCCAGAGCCCACAATTCTTGATTGTTCATGGTTCCTCCTCCCTGGATGGCGTTTTGGCGTCGAGGCCCCTAACGATAGAAAGCATGCCCTCGCATACGACGTTGTACCGATCCGCCTGCTGCACCATTTGATCCAGCAATGCCACCAAATGCCCTTCCGACTTGGTTAATGTTAGCTGACGCAAGACGAAGATCGCTTCCTTTACACGGACGTGATCCGCTTTATCCCTCCCCATACGGTCATCTAGCAACCTGATGTGATCATCCTTCAACATGGTTCCTCCTCCAAAGTGACGTCGATGTATCCGCGTTCTTCCAGCCATCGATCCAGAAATTGGACCGCGGCCTGCTGGCCTTCAGGGGTAAGGGGGAATTGCTCCCGCCCGTCACCCGTGGTGACAATCCACCCGTGGTAGTCCTCGCACCAGTGGACGCTCTCGAGGTACAACGTTGCGATGTTGTGCCCCACAAAGTTCAAGCAGGTGGTTCGAGTAGAACTAAATCCTACAACCCGGACGTACAGCTTTTGCAGGCGTTGGTGCTCGTTCCACAGCTCTCGATCCCTTGGTGTCCCTACAAGCATGGCTCACTTCCACTCGGGTAGGGGGTGGAGGGTGTTGTAGGTCTCGGACCATTCGCGGCAAGCCCGGAGTTCTTCTTGCTTTCGCACAGCTGCCCATTCTTGCGCGCGTACGCGGTGACGCTTGCCTTCTGCGGCGTGAGCGGTGCAGACTGCAAACTGCATATGTGTGCCCATCCCCGTGGATACCGCCCAGCACACCCACCCTTCGGGAACAAGGTAGCTGTCGAAATCGGGGATCATCTCCTCCTCTGCCGTGCACCCCGGGTAGGAACATCGGGCCATCATCGCGGCACCTCAGCCACGTGTTGAACCCGCACCACGTCGACGGGAAGGGGGAAGGTCTGTAGCCACGCCTTAAACCCTTCGACAAGCATCTCCGGGGTTATCTCCGGTCTCAAGCCTTCCGTCGGTACCGACACCACCATTTCGAATGTCATCCCGGATCCTTCAGCGCCCATGGTTCGCCTCCGCGTCCCGCAGAAGCCACTGCAGGATCTCGGCTTCTTCCCGATCGCTTACCGGCCACTCGCAAGGGCCATCAACACCAGGAAAGCACAGTTTTCTCTCGTCCACTTTGATGTAGTAAGCATACCCCTGATAGGTAAACGCTTGGTCCAGGGTATCGGCAGCCTCTTCCATCGCGTCCCACAAGGCGGCGATGTTAGGAGATTTTCCTCGCTCTGACGCTATTTTTTCCCAGTTTTTCATCCTTCCCCCTTGAGTTTTTCGTTGAATTCATCAATGGTTTTTTGTAATGCGTCAAGATCGAACTGTGTTTCCCCGTTTTGTAGGACGTATAGGAAGGACTTGTTTTGAACCTGCCCCACCACCAACCAGCGATCGGGCTCCACCAGTGCCGCAACTGTGGACGAGGGGTAGGTTTTACGGATGTATTGCTCTAGCAAGCGCCCTAAGACCCATTGACGGTTTTCGGGTGGGGCGTCGTTCAGTTGCTGCAGTGTGCCTCCGCACTCCTGCAGTACTTGCTCCGCCTCGCTCATCGTACTGCCTTCTCGCTGGCGGCGGTTCGGCTCTTGACTTCGGTGGCTGCGTCCGGCAGGGCTTCGGCGAGCATGAACACGTTCCCGCTGGCTTGGGCGGTGGCGAGTTGCGCCCCCATCTTGGCGTACGCGGCGATGATCGGCAGGCCGTACTGCAGGAGCGCGGTCATGTTTCGCGTGAGGTTCGCATCGGTGGCGTACTTGCATGCGAGGGCTACGTGCTTCGATCCGGGGATGGCTTCGCCGTAGTTGGTCGCTAAGTAGTGAACGATCAACGGGGTGAGGGTCTTGATAAACTCCTCGGCCATCGGGTGCTTGGCGAACTCGGGGTAAGCCTCTCCCATAAGGGCTTTGATCTGATCGAGGGCTACCCGCTCGGCTTCACCCGCGGCGGATACAAGGGCGGAATTCTTCAAGGATTCAAGAAGCATGTCCTTCGTGCTGGGCACGATGGGGGTCTCGGCCTCGGTCTTGTCTTCGGTGATCATGGTCTTCCTCTCCGGGTTGTGTTGTTCTTGTTCTTGTTCAATTTCTGAAATCCAGTCACCTTCTCCGCGAAGGTGCTTCATCCAATGCTCGTGGAGCTCTTCCACCGAAGCCCCGTCGAAGCAGTACCGGCCGATGGAAAGCTCGTACTTGCTGAACTCCCACTGAACAAAGGCGGACTGGGGATGGTGAGCCTCGATCTGCTGCACTACCCACCGATCCCCTTTCTCCAGGAGCACATCTCGGATGTCGAGTTTAGCGGGCAGGTACCGGTCAGAGGAGAATCCTCGGGCGTAAAACTCACCTGCCATGGATCGTACAAAGCACAGAGGCTCGCGCGGGAGGGATTTAATCCATTGGGTAAAAGCATTCGAAGCCGCGTCCATTTCAACTCCTTGGGGTGTGATCTCGAAATCTTGAGCGAAGGGAGACAAGATAGGACCGTCGAAGGCGTCGAGCTCGGGATCTGGAGTGGGGGCGCCCTCTTCTTGCGCGCGCAATTCTCTCTCCTTGGTCTCGAGATGATCCGCGGGGACGTTGGGCGCTAGCAGGTAGCCGTCCGCGCTCACCAAGTTCCACCCAGAGCTTAGCGCGAGGGGGATCCACCGCAGCACCTTGAATCCGTGATCGAGGGCCCACTGGGTGTTGCGCTCGTCGGTTTCTCCAAGGGGTGCATGCCTCCCCGAGGGGTACCACAGCTTGCCCTCCCTCCAAATCGCGTACTTCATCCCAAGCCTCTTTCGTTCAAAAAGCCATTGATAAGCTATCTTGCTGTACTCTTCATCCGTGTGCGCAAACTCGTACCAGTCTCCGGGCGACTTCACACGATGCACTTGATCCGTCCGCATCCTAAGGAAGAGACTCGATCCCTCGGGGTAACGCCGAGGATCAGGAACCGTGCCCTGAAACGGATCGTAAACCGGCTCTCCGTTTACCCACAGCTGGTGGTGCTCCCAATCCCAGAGCACCAATGCAGGTGGCTCCACTGAAGGGGTTTCGTTTGCACTCATGGGGTGAGGCAATACGCAACGGTGAGCAATGTGATCACCAGCAAGAAGGAGAAGGAGTCGAGGGCGTCATTCCACCGGTTCATGATTCTTCTCCGACTCGTCCAAGATCTGCTCAATCTTCAATGCGGTGGCGAGCTTGCAGGTGAGGAAGTTGGACACTTCCCACCGGCTGTACTGCTGTGCGGTCACCCGAAGCTTGCGGGCCACCTCGGCCTGCGAAAGCTTCAATGCGACACGCCGCGTTTTGAATTCATGCGGATTCACAGTGAAGCCCCTTCCTCTTCCGAAGATTCTTCCCCTTCTTCCTCTTCATGATCAAGCGTATCCATGTACCGGCTTTCAAAACCGTATTTCACGCATACTTTTTCCAAAAGTACCGCACCATAATCGTGGTATTCACCTAAAAGTTCTGCCGAAAGTTCGTCGTCTTCCAGGAGCCAGAGCCACGCACTGAACTTCTGCACCGATCGCATCGCACTGATACCGCGCTGGTCCAGCACTTTGTCCCATGCGAAGCCCATGTAGTGCCGCATGCTTTCCAAGATGAAGTTGCGATCGTCCAGGGGAATGGGTCGGGTGCGGTTCGTCGGAGGACCGAAACCGGAGAAGTCTCCCAAGGCTACTTCCCAAGTTTCTTTGGTTGCCCTCCCTTTAAGCAGAAGATCCGCGTGCTCAAAGTCCAAATAGTCCAGGTAAATATCCGCTGAAAAGTCAAAGATGTTGCTTCCAGCTGCCTTTACACGTTCCACCACTTGTTCCTGGGTGCGCATCGTTCGCTCCGGTTCGGGTTTCTTGCTGACCTTCCCACTGTATGACGCACCAAAAACGTTGTCAACAAAAATGTTTATTGCTGCGCCACGATTAGACGAAGTTGCCATTCTTCCAAGGTCCCTTCCACGTGGATGTGCCCGCTCCGCGTTTCGAAGATGCACACTGGACTGTGGTGGCCTTCTCGCGGGGATGTGCGAATGTGCAGCGCCCCCACCTGACGCACCAAAATGAGGTGCGCGACGTTGAGCAGTTGAGGCGCACCCTCGTGCTCCACTACTTTAGGGTCCGCTGTGGTTTGCAGGGGTTGAAACCGAATAAACCCGCGTGGCAGGGACATCACACGAGGCGTTGCCGGTTCTTTTGAAACTTCTGCCTCGGGGTTCTTCTTCGGCAGGGGGACACGGTACACTTCTTCGCTCATTGCAGGGCCCATCCGGTTTTGGGGCAGGAAGATACGCGCTGGATGCTCGACACTTGAGAAGGCCGGCCGTCTTTCTGCCACAGGGCCACGGACTTACCCGCGGCGAGTGCCTTCTGTACGATCTCGGCGGTGGCTTTGCCTACATGGCGCCCAGGCACAATGAAGCAGTGGAAGCGTGCATCGCCCCCCATGATCGTGCCAGTGGCCACGGCCGAGGGCCAACCTCGGAACCCGCCTAGCGCTCGAGCGTTGGCGTTGAAATCGTCGCGGCCCGCGATCACTTGCGTTCCGCCGCCAGGCAGTTTCTTGTCCAACCAGGCTTGGTAGAACTGCACATGATCGTCGATCTCTCCGTCTTCCATGGCGTAAGGGTGGGCGAAAAAGTAGCGTTTCATGGGTGTTAGCTCCAGCAAGAACGGATTTCAGGTTTTCCAGTAAAGCCCACTTCCATGCCTGGAAGTTTGCGCGTCATCAGCTCGCCTACGCGCGCGGCTACGCGCTCGGCTTGGTCTTCCGGTACCTCGAGCAGCACGGAATCATAATTTTGCTGTATCAACCCCGTGCATCGACGAATGTCGTGCGGGATTTCTTTCACGAGATCGAGGGTGATCTCATTCATCAGCGCGGCTTCCACGGAGAGGATCGGGTAGTTCACCACATCCGTGACTTTCTGATCGAGGAAGTACCGGCGTCGGCCGTGGATCGGATCGGCTAGGAACCCTTGCTTACGCCACAACGCTTCCTCCCGCTCCCAGGACTTTTGCCACTCGGGTTCCTTCGTCATCCACGTGTCACGGATCGTTTCGACCTCCCCGTAGGTAGTACCGCCAAACGGCAGGCTACCGTCATCGCCGGGAGTGGCCGTGATCTCCGAGTAGATGGTTTGAGTCGATCCACCGTAGGCTCCGGCGTACCGTACGGTTTTGGCGGTGCTGCGGTAGTTCTTGGCAAGCCCATACCACTTGCCCTTCCCGTTCTCCGTGGGCCATGTGCCGTGGGGGCTCTTCATGAAGGCGTTCCCAAACAGCAGTTCGGCGAAGAACTCGTGTGGTCCCATTTGGTGCCCGCGATGAAAACGGGGCTTTCCTAAGAATGCCTCTTGCAACGAGGGGATCTTCCACACGCTAGCAATGATGCGGAGGTGGATCGCGTCTTGATCGCAGTCGATGAACTTGTACCCCGGGCGTGCGGCGAACACGTTACGCAGTTCCGCGGTCACATTCGCCATGTTCGGCGTGTCACTGGCCAAACGGCCAACAAGGGTACCGTGCGCTTTCCAATTGGAATGCACCCTCCGGGTATCTTGACGGAGCTTGCACCGATCGTTGGAAAATTCGGGTTTTAAGCTGTGCACAAAACTTTGGTTCTTCACGCTGCGGCGGTACATCCGGAGCGCGTGGACGAAGTCCTGCTGCGCTTTTGTGAGGCGTCGATCGGAAAGGTAGGACCGCAGGATGGTATCTCCGGTCGAGCGCTCCTCGGCTTCCGTGAACAGATCCTTCGGGGAAACGTTGTTCGCAAGTGGCAGATCCCACGCGTTGAACAGCACATCCGCCACCTGATCCCGGGAATTCAGGTTGATCGAGGCGCGGAAGTCGCACGCCTGCAACGCCTTGTGGGCTTCCCCCTCCCAGCGCACCTTCTCCGACTGCAGCCGGATCGCGTGGGCCGTGCGCACCTCCTGATCGACGGGCATGCCCACCTCGTGCATGTACCGGCACACCTCCTGCATGCCGTGCTCGACTTCCCACAGGCTGCGGAACCCGGGGTGTAGCGGTTTGAGCGCTCCGATGGATCGGATCTGGTGATGGAGCTCCGGATAAATACGGGCGTTGATCGCCGTGTCTCGCCCGCAATACCCCCAAAGCTCCTTGTCGGTTTTGGCCTTGACGGCGGTGTGCCCCTGCTTCCAACTCGGGGCATCCGTGAGGATGGACGCTACGAAGTCAAGACCGTGCCGGTGCTCCGAGTGGGCGATGTGGTGGGCCAACAAGGTATCGAACAAGTTCACCCACGCGATCGCTTCTTCCTTCCGACGTCGGGCTTCGGCGTCCAGCACGAGAGCATCGTAGCTCCCGAAGTTGTGCCCGATCTTGCGTTTGGTCGGATCCTCGAAGAAGGTGCGGATGCACTGCCAGATCTCGCGGAGCTCGTGCTTCGGGTAGAACGCGTGCCCGCCGTCCACGCTGGCAAACGGTACGATGAGGCTAAAGGAGGACTTGCCGTCGGCCTCCACGGGGGAGAATCCGATGCAGCGGATCCGATCGTCCAAGGGATCGAAGATCGGATCCCCGTTGGTCTTCCACCGCGTGGCCACGGTTTCGATGTCCACCACGATCTCATCGTACGTGTCGAAGAACCGCTGCAATTTCTCTACGGTGGGCTTAGCGAACTTGCGGGGCTCGTCCCACTGCAGGGTTCCGCTGAAGTACCGGAGTGCCTTGCCGAAATCCTTGTAGAAGATGGGACGGTACCGTTGCTGGATCTGCACCAGCCGGGGACTCACCGTCGGAAGCACCTTGATCGTCTCGCCCTCTTCCGTCGTCTCGGCGAGAGCGCCGCGCACCTCGAAGATGCTGGCGCGGGACTGCAATACCACGCGGGTGGCGAGCGCCCCCACGGGGATGACACCGGAATAAGCGCGTAACTCCCTACGGAGCCTCGGGGCGCACGCCTGTTCCGGTGTCAAGAGGTTGGGATCGGACTTGCGCGCTTTCGCCACCTGCCGGTCGATCTTCTTCAGCTCCCCGCGGCAAGCCACCGCGTGGGTAATGTCGAAGTCGAGGCGGCGTGCTCCTGCTTGCCGCATGGCGGCGGAAAGCTCGATCGCGTCCGATCCGGCAAAGGCGCGCCCGTGCTTCTCGTCATCTTGTGAGGGAGAATCCCCCACAATCAGGATGTCCGATCCGTGCTTTTCAGTGCGGATGAACTTCTGTCCCTGAAGGGGACAACGATCGCACAGGGCGCCCTTCGGTTTCATGCGGCGTCGAACTCATCGCCGAAGTCGCCCTTCGGGGCTTTCTTCGGAGCGGTCTTGCCCTTTGGAGGAGTACCGTTGGCCTTGGCCTTCACGGGCTTGGCCTGCACCACTTCCTCTTCTTCCTCTTCCTCTTCTTCCTCTTCAGACTCGTCTTCGTCTTCTGCGAAGTCTTCCTCGTCTTCGTCGATCGGTGCGGCCTTCTTGGCCGAGAGTGCGGTTTCCTGGCCCAGGGCGGAGAGAGCTACGGATCCGGCTTCAGGGGTCAGCCACACCACGCGGTTGTACTCCTTGCCGTTGCTCTCCTCGTAGGACAGCTGGATCACGCCGGTTTTGTTCAAGAAGGATTCTCGCACGTTGAATGCCTTCTTTCCGCTCAACGCTTTGGCCTTGTCTTCCGACATGCCGAAGCACACGAGCGCCGACTTCAGCCGAGCGATCGCGGCCTTGTTGGCTTTGCCCTCGGTGGAATCGTCGAACACCTGCGACTTCGGAAGGTTGAGATCGGAGTCCATTTGGGCTCCGGCGCTCTCGCCCCCAATGACGGCGAACTGCACGCGAATGCAGGGCGCAGCCGCCGAGCCGCGGGTCACGGTTCCGCCCGCGCCCGAGGCTTTGATCTTGTAGATCCCCGCGGGCAGCTTCACAAAGTTGCCGCTCGGATCGATGTTCTGGCCAAAATGAATGTTTACTACCGCGTCCATGGTTGCTCCTACACACAAGGGCCCGTTGGTGAATTCCTCGGGGCTCGATTTGGGCATTTGCCCCGTTCACTCGTACAAATTGATGATCTTCCAGCCGTCGCACGTCTGCATTTCGTCCGACGGTTCGAGCGTCGTGGTCAGTACCACCTGCTGGGGGCATTCGCGGATGTGCATCATCACATCGATCAGATAGTTCTCGTCCATCGCGCGATCTTCCGGCACCAGGATCGAATCCTCGTCCCCGAGGGCGGCGCCCCACGCGAGGAGTGCCCGCACCCACTCGGCCCCGGACAACCCGAAGCGCAGTTGCTCCCCGTCCCGCACGCCGAACCGGAAGGGGTTCAGGTTCACTTCGAGCCCAGGGAATACCACATTCAAACGCTCTTGAACCGTGGCCAAGGACTTTGCGACGCGGGCTTGAATCGCGGCATCCACCTCTTTCAACAGGTCTTTGGCTCGGAGTGCTTGCTGCCATTCAGCGAGGTTCCGCTCCCTATCCCGCTTGGCATTGCGTAACGCTTGCACTTCTGCGAGGGCTTGATCGGCGTCGGCTTCGGTGCAACCCTCGGCGTACAGCGGAGGAAGGCCCTCGGCCAACTTGATCAAGCGCTCCTCTCCGTTCTTCAGCCGGCCTTCCAGATCTTTGGCTACGGCCCTGGCCGTGTCCAGCTTGCCGCGCGCTTCGGCCCACTCCCGTTGACCGTTCATCCACTTGTCGTGGTTCACGTAGTAGGTTTTTGCCAATTCCACGAGGTTCGATGCGGGTTGTTTACACACCGTGCAGGTTTCCGATCCCTTCGTCTCGTGGAACTGGTGGATGAAGCGGTAGGCGTGAAGCCGGCGCACCATGTCGGCGGTGGTGCCGGTGCCCTCGGCTTTGAGCTCGGCGAGCACCGCCCGCGCCTGTTGGAGCTCTTCCTGCCATCGGCTCATGGCGTCGCGCAGGTGCCCGAACTCGCGTGCACGCTCCACCTTTGCATACGTATCCTCTGCCTTTTCTAGCGCTTCTTCCGTGAATTCGGGGATGTTGACGCGGCACGCGGCGACCTTGCGCAGCGACTCCCGGAGCTCGAGCGGATCCGTGTGCGGATAGTCGGACAAGGCGGCCCACGTTTCGGTGGCCAGCTTCAGCTTTCCGCCGACCGCGTCAAGGATGTGGCGCTGTGCTTTCTCGGGGGAACCCGTCAGCATCTCGCGCAGGGCGCGGAGCGGGAGCACCGTTTTCGGATCGGGGCGTACGCCGTTGTGCCCCTTCTTGACGGTCTTTCCCCGCGTGATCTTGCACTGGGTGGTCTTCTTGTCGCGGTAGACCACTTCGGCGGTGAGCGATTGCCCACCCCCGAGCGCCAGCAGGGTATCCCCGTCGGACACCAGCGGACGGCCGGCCACGTCCGAGACGGTACCGGTGAGGGCGAGCTCGATCGCTTGAACGATGGCGCTCTTCCCGCTGGCGGAAGGACCGCAGATCAGGGTTTTAGGGCCCAGCCGGTAAGAGCGCATCGGGCCTTTGATGTCGGTTGTCACTTTGAGGATCATGAGTGGGCCCATTCCAGGAGTTCAAGTGCGGTAATGTTCAAGAGGCGGGCGGTAGCGGTGGTGTCCCAGCACACGCTGCAATGGGCCGGTGCAGGCTTTTCTCCTTCGTACTTTTCGGGCTCATCACAAAAAGATATGGCCCGCAGTACGGCCGATTTGGTCAGGTAGTGATCGGGTCCCTGCGTGCTCTGAAATTTCCGATAAGGCAGGGCCTTGTCCCTGCTTGCGGCACTAAACAAGTGGGCAATAGCCCGTTCAATGGCGGTGCGCGCTTCTTGATCGTCCTGCGGGAGATCGGAAAGAGATACCCCCACTGAATAGTTGTTGCCTAGGTGGAACAAGACCCCCGCACCGTCACGGCTCACTACAAAGACGCAGTAACCTGTGGTGTTCTCCACGATGATCGTGGAAGTTCCAACGATGCGCAGCTTCACCCGAGGGTCGGATTCGGCCCACTGGTTCAACCACGCCTGCACCCGGGCGAGCACCGCATGGCCAAGCTCTTCCTCGACCTTCCAACGTTCGGGCATGTCGAGTATTTCGTTCAACTTTTCTGGAAGTTCCATGGATTCTCCTCACAGCTCATAGAGAGCGGCGTGTTGTTGTTTTTGAAATTCGAAGCGGTCGCGGCCGTCGCGGAGGGCCCAGCGCACATGCTTGGGGTGTCGGCCCTTGTCGGTCAGCCCTTTCATGAAGAGGGCGAACACCTCGGGGAAGGATTCGCCGGCGTGCAGCCGAGCGCAGACCTTGTCGGCGATGCCGTCTTGCCAGCCGAGCTCCGGATGCCGCGCGAGCTCGAACCCCGCGAGGAGCAGCCCTTCACGTAGGTTCATGGGCGAGATCTCACCAAACACGTGGTGTCTGTCCTTTTGGAACCACATCGGGTTCCCCGCCAGCCCGTGGTACACGCCGGGCCACGGTTTGCGCCCGTCTTCCAGGCCTACGCGCAAAACGGTGTGGGCCACGTGGGGGATGGAGCGGACCAGGGCACGGGTCGGCATCGAGGGCCCGCCGTGGAGATAGTTGCTGTCCTTGTCCGTCTCGGGTGGGGTGCGGTGCGCGTTGCACAACACCAGCATTCCCAAGTCCAAGCACACGGTTTTGAACTTCACGATCGAATCTTGGACGGCGCCCCACAGATCCCATCCTTTGTACTTGTCGCTCAACTTTGACTTTTGGTTTTCAGCCAAAAGCGAAAGATCGTCCACCACAATTTTAGTTTTTCGAGACTTCTTCGCAGCACGAGCATGTTCCACCGCCTGATCAAGGTCTTGGCAAGGTTTGATGTCAATGAGAATGTGGCCCACGGATCGGGCACTTTTCATCGCCCCGGGCAGGGCAAGGAATTGGGCGTCGGGGAAGGACAAGATGGCATCGGTGGTTTTGCCGGTGCCGCTGTCTCCGTACACAATAATAAACGGGGGTTCCGACCAAGAACCCGTTGGAAAGGCCATAATTACTCCGTGGCTAACATTAGCCGTTGTGTTCTCGCGGCGCAAGTGCCCGCTGACGATTTATCTTCCGCGGCAGGAATCGAAGTGATCGCACTTGCCGTACCTGTCCCAGCAGACTTCCGAGTGGAACCGCTTGGGCATTGGCTTGCCCTGCAGTCGGTTCCATTCGTCGCCGGCGGTGCGGATCGCATACTCGAAATCCGCGAGCACTTGTGGGAGCACGGGGATCTCGGCGCGCTTGAAACGGAACCCCTTTTCGAAGCTCACTTGGTTCAAGATCACGCCGCCGAATTTTTTCCCAAAGCGTTGCCGTCCCAACCAGTGGTACCCTACGAATTGTGCGTCAATGGAAACCTGCTCGAACAGGGAAGATCCGCCCGAGTACCCCGAGCCCTTGTGGTCGATGATCCACACCTTGTCCTGGCGTTTCACAAGGAGATCGGCGCGTTGGCAGTACGGCACGGGGTATTCCCCAATGGCGTGAAGCGTGTGCTCGAGCGCCAGCACTTGATCGAAATCCGACTCTCCCCAGTAGGTGCAGTAAGCCCCGTACGCTTCCACCACAGGCCCGAGCCACGGACGGAACACAGGCTGATCCTCCGCGAGAGCGTGAGCGGCATCCTCGGGCGTCATCACTTCCCCCGCAGTGAGCGCTTCCCCATCCTGACGGAAATTCGGCAACCGGTTCCGCTTGGCGTAGTGATGTGCCAGCACGAGATGGAGCAGGATCCCCCGCGCTTGTGCGTCGCTGGGGGCTCCGCGGTTCCCCGCGGTGTAGTGCCGCGCCAAGGTGGGGCACTTGAGGAGCGCGCGCCAGAACGTGGTCCCGTGGGGGTTGGTGCTGGGGTTGAGCAATTTCATTGGAGCCACCCGGTCAATGCGGCGGCGCACAAGGGGGCTGAAAGTAGGAAAGCGAGTGCTATCCAGCTTACTCCTAGCACAAGCCCGCTGTACTTGGGTGAAGTAGCGTGCCCCACGCCCTGCAGAACCAACAGCGTGGTTCCTAAGAAAGCGACCAATAATCCAATAGCAAAGCTCAAAAGACTCATGCAGCACCTTGGACCAATGCCGCGTATTTCAACGCGGCGAGATAGGCGGAACGTTCTTGGCTGTACCCTTGGGCCTGGAACCCCTTCCGGCAGGTGCGGAAGTCAGCGAGATCTTCGGCGCTCAAGCGCGCGGTGACGGTTTGGGTCCAGGCTTTGCGTGTTTGGCGCTGGGCTTGGACGAGACCGCGGAACGCTTTGCCGATGGCGGCGCCCGTCTTGTATTGTTTGGAGCGTGCGATCACATACAGCGATTCCAGCAGTTGCTGCTGCTCCAGATCGATGAGGGAGCACACGCGGAACGTGAGCATGCCCGTGTAGTCCGGATCGATGCTTCCCGCTTTGGCCGCCACTTGGAAGGCGTAAGGATGAGGCAGGTCTTGCAGTGCGGCCGGTTTGCCGGCGTCGAAGTACACCTGCCGGAGCCGGACACCCCACTTGAGCCCGCAGTTGCCACACTCGGGGATGAAGTCAGCGCTTCCGCAAGCACATTGCGGTTTCTGCTCTTCCAGGTAGATCCGCGCGAGTTCGTGCCTCATGATGCTTCTTCCTCTTCGTAGGTGAGATCGAGATCTTCCGGGAGTGCGGACAAGTCCCACGTGGCGATGCGCTCGGTGAGGGCCGCCATACGGGCCTCCAATGTGGCGGTGTCCCGCAGGGTGTCCGTGAGACCGGCTAGCGCCGTGTCATTGTTCAAAGCGTCGACGGAGGGCAGTTTTTCAAGGATGATCTGCCGCAGCCGCTCGTCGATCGACCCCTCGGCGATCGGGTACTCAATGAGCGCCGTCTGCTGCATCCCGAGGCGGTACATGCGCCCCTCGAGTTGATCCACGTCGCCGGGGCGGTGCGGAATGAGCGGTACGAGGCAATGTGTGGTGTCCTGGAGGTTGAGCGATTCTCCAAAAGACTGGTAAGTCGCGACGAGTACGCCAGCGGTACACGCCATGTAGGCGGTTTGGATCTCGAACCGCTCTTCCATGGACTTGGCCCCGTGGCCTTCCCACACGGGAACGTCGAGCTTGGCCTTCGCAAGGGCTTTGCGCATCGCCGCGGCAGTTTCCTCCACGTCCACGATCCGGCCGGTGAACACGATCACTTTTCGGCGCGGAATGTCCGACTGCAACGTTTCCATCGCCCGTTCCACGATGAAGTTCCGCTTGGCCGCGCACGCCATCCAGATCTTGATCTCGGTGATGCGGTCCGTCACGGCTTGGGACACCGATCCGCGCTTCATGGCTTTGGCGAGGCTGCCCATCTCCTTCTTGAGCTCGCCGAGCCCGGAGACCCGGTTCTGGAATTCGAGGGGCACCACCGTGAACATCCGGCGCTTCTTGGGCAGCTGGGCATGGCTCACGGAGTAGGGGATCATGTGTACGAAGCTGGACATGCGGCGCTTGAGCTCGTCCACGTTGGTGGGCTTGCCGATCTCCCAGCCGCCGTAGAGCCCCGGGGTGGCGCCGCAGTAGCGCTTGAGGAAGTTGGTGGCGGTGAGACCCCAGGAGTGCGGTTGAATCAGGGTGAACTGCCCCCACAGATCGGAAAGGCGGTCCATCACAGGCGTGGCCGTGGTGCCGAGCCTTCGGGGTGTTGCACACGCGAGCTTGTACGCGCACGCGGACATGTTGTGCAGCTCTTCGGATCGTAGGGTACCGTCTTCTGCCGTGTGCCAAGACTTCCGTTTTGGAGCTTTACCCTTGTGAATTTCATCCCACACCACAGCGCTGGGCTTCAGGATCAGGAGCTCGCCCAAGATCTCCGTCAGCTGCTCCCAGCCGACCACGAGACATCGGGGCTTGCCTTCCTTCCGCATCCGACGGACGTAGTTTGTGATCGGCTCGTCCTTCTTGCGCACCGCGGAGGGTGGGCGCCACACGAAGGGATCCAGATCCGTGAACCGCCGGGTCTCCGATGCCCACTGAAGACGGGCGCCCCCTCGGGTCACCACCACCAGCGTGGATCCGGAGGGTAAGTCCGAAAGCGCCCACTCGAGCGCTACCAGCGTTTTACCGCTTCCTGGAGCCGACCAGATCAGCGCGGAGCCCGCGTCAACGGCGAAGTCGGCGGCTTCCTGTTGGAAGGGGTAGAGCGTCGCGTGGAGTTTCACCGGGAAGCCCGGCGTGCGAGCACGGCGAGAGCGCGATCGGAAAGGCGGTACTCTCCGCCCGAGTCCACATCGACCACTTCGAGGCGCGTCAACGTGGCAAGGGCTCGACGTAGGGAGGTGGGTTTCGCGGGGCGCCCACGGCTCAGATCGGGCGGCAGGATCCGAAAGATCTGGGCGGCGGTGAGGGACATCCCCCAACCGTGAGCCCCAGCAAGAACGATCAATATGGCTCTTTCTTCCAGCCGAGTGGCGGGAAGCCGGGTTCGAGGACGCATGAGACTCCTGCCCCGAGACTAGCGCGGGGCGGTAGGGCGAGGCAATGAAAAACGCGTGTTTTTTCTTTCCGGTGCACAAATAGTCTAATTGTCTAGGTTCACCCGTTGTGCACGGCACGATCTGGGGGCGCAACCTCTTGCGTAGAAAATTCTTTCCCAGATACTACCTGTGCAATTCGGCACAAGTGAAAAAGATCCAACTTCGCGTTTTTGGTTCCCGCGCTATACTGGGGATCCCTTCGGAGCATCTATGAAAGAGAAGGAAGTAAGTGACATTTTAGATACTTTGCCCGATGAAAGCCCGATTCGAAACTATTGCCGGTGGGCAGCACTGTGCACGGATGCGCCCATGGCCTACCATTTGGTGTGTGCCCTGTCCCTTTTGGGCGCCATCCAGCCGACGGAGGCGGGGCTCTATGCAGGCCAGCGGTACCTCGCTCCCCAGTGGGTGTTGATCGTCGGCGAGTCCGGCGAGTCTCGGAAGAGCGCCGCCATCGGGTGCGCCAAGGACGTGTTACGGGAAGTCGCCTTCGACCGCTTGAGCGGTGAGCCTGGATCGGCGCAGGGGCTCTACCGGGATCTGTCCGAGCACGAGGGCAAGCGGCTCATCGCATACACGGAGTTTGGTGCCTTCTTGGCAGATTCTCGGAAGAAGGGCGTGTGCGGTCCGATCCGTGAGGCGTACACGTCGATGTGGGACGGCCAGCAAACCGCGTTCAAGTTGGCCAAAGCGAAAGACGATCGGGTGATCGCTGCCCCACGGTTGAGCCTCTTGGCCGGATCCACCCCCGCCTACTTGGAAGCGCACACGGACTTCACCGACTGGGAAGGAGGCTTCCTCTCCCGTTGGATGATCGTGCACGCCAGCCGGGAGCGATCCATGCCCTTCCCTCTGGGGGACGATGTCCTCAAGGCCAGAGTGATGGAGCAGTTCGGCGCACTGGCTACATCGGCAAGCATGCCGGCGGTCGGAATGACGGGCAAGGCGTCCCGGCGCTACATCGGTTGGTTCAAGGATCTAGACTCGATCGGCCAGCAATCCAACATTGCGGGGCTCGCCAACCGAGCCCCCACGGTGGCGCTCAAGTGCGCCTTGGGTCACGCGTACGCGCACCGGATGGGACCTACTCAAATGGAAGGATGGAAGCTCGAACTTGCGGATGTGGAGTTCGGGATCACCTTGGCCGAGGCGCATTGCCGCGCCAGCAAGGCGGTACTGGCCGCCATCGGCGGTACTCCGTATGAGCGCCACTGCCGGCAGGTGGTGCGAGCGCTGCAGATCGAAGAGCTCTCTTTCGCCCAGTTGATGCGCCTCGTCTCCCCCGCGGTTCCCGTGAAACGCCTGCGCGAGATCTTGGAAGGACTCGTGGAGTCGGAGCAGATCGAATCCTGCATTCAAGGATCGAGCGAGACCTACCGGTTGGTGTCAACATGAGCCGTTTAGACATGCTGCTCATGATGCACGCAATGGCTCGCTTGAGCGGACTTTCGACTTATCCCAGCGGTCCTTCAAGGGTTCCTGTGAAGGAAGTTTTGGATCCTGAAGCTCGCCGTACGTTGCTGGAAGAGCGCGCCCAAGCAAAACGCGAGCGCAAAGCTGCGCAACGTCTCAAAAAGGTACGCCCCGCAACCACGACATTGTGACTGCAGGGCGGTGTGTTCTGAGCGTGATCAGTCTCGCACGGGCTTCTCCAGAGTGTCAAGGGTGAGGGTGGGCTGCTTTCGCGGGATTCCATTCTGGACCAGAACGTGGATTGATCTTGATCACCTCTTTCACGGCACGTGCTCCTCGAAGTACTTGGCCCAGGTACTCCATTGGGGCTCGGGGTACTTGAGCCGGAGCCAGCGCTTACGGCGTGCTTCGAAGTCTTTCTCCAAGTTCGACCGAACTTGCTTCCACGCGGAATGTTGGTTGTGGAAGGCTCGCACGAGGCTCGCGTGCTTGGGGCAGCCGTCGGGCCCCTCGGGCAGGGGGCTCCCGAGCGAGTCCCGCGCCCTTTCCCATCCTTCGGTGGTGTCATGCCCATGGTAGAGGTTCACGGAGGCGGTGCACCTCGGGTAGTCACACCTCACGCGGGCGTAGGGGTGCGGCCCCATGTCTGCCGGTAGGTACGGCGCGGGCGTGTTCGGATCGAAGGGGTCAAACGGCATGGCTCCCCCTGTGTCCAAGGATCGTATCGAACTCTTGGGTGAGGATGTCTTGGACTTGAACGCCTTCCTCGAATGTGGGGTTGTTGAATCCGATGCCGTAGATGCTGAACCTCACTTCCCCGGAGCGCTTGGCTCCATCGAGGCGGAACCCATCGGGGTAGATGTTCAGCGCATCGATCCGCCTTGCGGCTCGGATCAGTGCGGCTTCCTCCTCTTTGTCCAAGTAGGTGACTTGGACTTGGTGCTTGGGGTTCAGCGGAGGCTGCTCGGTGCTCATTCTTCCTCCCGCCGTAACAACCACTCGACATCCCCGGTCTGCGGATCCCGCAGTGCGATGTTGAGCAGTCGCAAGATGCTTGCCGCGAACGTTTGGGCTCGGTGCACGATCTCGCTTGGATTCTCGGCCATCATCAACGTGGAGCGCAGCGCACACGCCTGCGTGCGCGCCATGTCCAAACACACCTCTTCCACGGTACGGCCGATCATTCTTCTTCCTCTTCCGAATCGTCGTCGAAAGGGTCGTAGTCCTCGTCCAGATCGTCATCGTCTTCCCCCTCCTCACCGTCGATGCTCTCGTAGACGGAGACGATCTTGCGGACCTCGCGTACTTCTTCGGCATCGAGCCCGCTGCACTGTTCGATGTCGTTGGTTCCGGCCCAATCTTCGTGGTGATAGCCAACCGTGATCCGCCACAGCTTTCCGTCGGCCCGGAACACGATGTCGAGGGCGGTGCCGTGGTTGTTGGTGGTGTCGGAGCAGTCTACGATGTTCTCGCTCTCCCACTCTTCGGGGGACTCGTCGGGCTTCATGCCGATGTCGTGCAGTTCTTTCTGGGTGAAACGTCGGGTACTCATGGGTGTTCTCCTGGGGTTGTTGTTGGTTGTACGGTTACTCTTCGTCTTCGTCTTCGTCTTCGATGCCCATGTCTTGGTTGTAGCTACGCTCGTAGGGATCAGGCCCCTCGTCTCTCTTCTCCCCCGGATCTCCGAAGGTGCCATGCATGTACAGCGTGCCGAGGTGGAACTGGGCGAGCCAATCACGATTGAACTTCTCGGTGAGCGGTACGATCTGGCCCTTGGTCACGGGAGAGCAGGTCCGGATCACGATCGTGAGTTCTGGATTTCCACGACAGAACTCGTCCAAGTTTTGGAGCACTCCTCGGATGACGCGGGGAGGGTGGTTCCCGTCGACTCGATCGAAGAGGTGCACGTGCTCCGGGTACAGCTTGATCGTGTTCAGTATATAGGTGCCCCTCCAGAGGGAGGAGAATCCTTCTTGCCACGTGTAGTACCAGGGAAGATAGGAGCAGGAATCGGCCACCAGCACGCTCAAGCCCTTCGGCGGTTTCCAGCTATTCATTGTCTTCGTCCTCTTCTGCTGAATTGATGACGTGGTAGCGGCCCAACTTCCAGTTGGCCTGGATGACGAGGCGTTCCCAGCGGTGCGCGTTGATGCCGACGTCACTGCCGGGAAATTCGGGGAACAGCGGATCCCGTAGACTCAAGGGCTTGGCGGTCCACTGCCACCGCTCCCTCTGCAGGTCGGTGATCCCCCAGGGGAAGGGCTTCCTCGTTCGGGTGAGGCATTTCCACTGGTACTTGCGATCCCCCAGGACCTTTACGAGGTGGTGCCACGTGATCTGTGAGCGCCACGATCCCATGTCGATCCGGTCGAGGTCCAAGATGATCTTGGCGATCTCTTCCCCATAGGACCATTCCCAGGGGTTCACCACGTCCGGATCCAGGTCAAGCAGGGCGTCCCAGAAACCCGGAGCGACCTTGCGGTAGGACGGCAGGCTGATCTTTCTCACCCACTCCCGGGTCACCGTCAGGTCCCCATCGGGGCAACCGTGCATCCAGTACTCGAAGAACCGCGCGTACGCTTCCGCCACCTTGTCCGGCAGGAGCGTATCCACGTAGGCGCGGTACTCTTCCAAGCTCACTTGGGTTTTTAGCTCTCTTTTTGGCGGTTTGTCCACATAGGTCGCCTCGAACTCCTTCCACAAGTTCAGCGCGGCGCGTGCTTCGTACTTCCAGTTCGGCTGGATCGTGAGGCTGTTGCTCTTCAGCTTGCACGCCATGTTGCTCACGTACAGCTTTCCGGTGTTGTAACTGCGTCCTGTGCTGATGATGTACTTCCGGAAGCTGCGG